CGGCACAGGCTGAATCCCCGGCATTCATGCCGGGGAGCACGTCAACAGCTGGAGCGACGACATGTGGGACGAGCCGCTCTACCCCCAAGACAAGATCGTGGGCGTGGGCCGGTGTGTACGGGGCTGGGTTCCGTTCGAGGCCCCGAAGACGGCCAAGCCTGTGCGGGTGGTGTACCAGCCGAGCACCGGCCCGATGATGGAGTGGGAACTGAATTGACGTCCTCTCCGGCTTGACTTCCTCCCCGCCTAAAGGCGGGGGAGGAAGTCAACATGCCACGACCTACCGCGACCGCACCGGCTCGCCGTACTCCAGCACATACCGCTCCGCCGATAGCACGATGTCCGCCGTCTGCACCGGCCGGCCCTGCGCATAGCAGGTCCGCTCGATCGCGAAGACGACGCTCCTCGGCGGGATCTTCAGCCCGGCGCACTCCTCGACTTCCCCGGTCCGGGCCTCGACCAGCTCGGTGCAGCCATCGATGACGACGCCGATCGAGAGCATCCTGTCGGCCACGCCGACGTGGGGGCCGTCCTCGGGCATGACGATCGGCGTGCCTCTGGTGAGGGCGAGGGGCTCCCAGCTGGTGGACAGCATGACGGGCTCGTCGTCGCGGCTGTAGACGTAGGCCGTACGGACGACGTCCTCCACACCGGTCGCCTCGGGCAGGGCCAGGCGCTCGCGGATGTCCGACGGGGCGACGGTTGTGCGCGAGTCGTAGGACCAGATCCGGTGCCCCCGCCGCTCCATCTCGTCCGGGCCAGAAGAGCCCGGCATCTCCAGGCGCAGCGTGAAGGCACGGGTCATCTTCTGTCGCGTAGGTCTGCCCCGCACGAAGGTGCCGGCGCCCGCCCTCGCCTCGGCCAGCCCTTCGGCCTTCAGGATCTCGCCGACCCGCAGCGCCACGGTGTTGGAGACACCGTAGTCGCGCATGATCTCCGGCCGCGATGGCAGGCGCGCGCCGGGCGGCAACTCGCCGGAGGCGATCTTCCGGCGGAGGTCGTCGACGATCTGGAGGTACTTCGGGCGCTCATCGGTCACGGGAACAGCTTGACAGGCTGTACCGTCAGGTATCAAGCTAGCGGTACAAGCAATAGCCTGTACCTACAGCTCAGGCGGTGCCCCTGTGTATGACCTGACCCTGCCCCCCAGCCCCGACAGCATCGAGTCCGCCGGCGTCTGGGCGCGCAACATCGCCCTCGCCGAGCGGCCCGACCGCGCCGACGACGCCGAGCGGATCGCCCGCAGCCTCGTCTCCCAGCTCATCCCGCTCACCGGCCTGGGCGACCAGATCCGCGTCGCCATCACGTCCACGGCGGACGGATGGCTGCGGATCGAGGCCCACACCCCCGGCAGGCGGCGCGACCTGCGCGGCGGCCACGAGTACGCGCAGACCAGCGCGGTCACCACCCGCATCGGCTCGCTCGACGGCCCCGAGGGGCACACCGAGTGGGCGGAGCTGCCTCCCCAGCTGGCAGTGACGGCATGACGGTGCTGATCACCTGCCCTGGCCTGCACCTCGCCCGGCCCACCCCCGGCTGGCAGCTCATCACCTGGAACCCCATGATCGACTACGTCGACCGGGTCCGCGTCGTCACCGCCACCTGCTGCTCCTGCGGCAGCGGCCAGCCATACCGCCAGTGCTGCGGTCGCTGACCGCCCACAGCCCCCGGCACGGGCTCATCCCCATAGCCGCCCGTGCCGGGCCGGGCCTCCCGCCCCGGTGACCTCCGTACGGCACCCGGCCCCGTCCCGGGCGCCGAGCGGACCGACACCGGCCCACCCCACCACCGACACGCCCCGGAGCGTCAGATGAGCAAGTCCCGCTGGAGCGACAACTACAAGCTCACCGCCGAAGCCCGCACGTCCGGCCGCTGCTCGCAGTGCGGCAAGCCCTTCCACGAGCGCGCCTGCGGCCCCACCCACGCCGTGGCCGCCGAGCTGTACTACGCCGAGACCAACCGCGGCACGCACTGAACCCGGCCGCGACTCCACCACGACTCCACGAGGAGAGCACCACATGCCCAGCAAGACCATCCCGGCCGACGCCGCCCGCCCCTGCAACCGGCCCGGCTGCGGCGGCACCTGGCGTCCCACCGGCAAGCCCGACTACGACAGCGACGGCTCCGCCCTGGTCGGCCTGAGGTGTGACAGCGGGTGCGGCATGCAGTCCTTCTACTCCTGGATCTGGAAGTAGCCATGCCCGAGCTGCGTAAGTCCCAGATCACCAGGATCGAGAACGCCCGCAGCGAGCTCGCTCGCGCCGAAGCGCGGGGCGCCGATGAAGACGAGATCAAGCGGCTGCGGACCGTCCTGGCGCGGGTCCAGGACAACGCCAGCGACCTCGAACTCAAGGTCGCCTGGCGGCGCATCTACCTCGGCAAGACCCGCGACTGAGCGGCCCCGGCCCGGCGACTGCACCGCCTGGCCGGGGCCTCACCCGACCACCTGCACAACCAGGAGATCGAGCTGATCGCAGTGATATCCCACACGCCCCAACCGGCGCCAGAGAACACCCGTTCGACCGCGCCCGTACCGCCCACGACCGCCCCGGCCCGGCCCAGCGGCGACCGGCACATCCGCGCCGCCACCGTCACCGTCGTGGTCATCCTCGCCGTCGTCGCCTTCTACGTGTCGTACCGCCACCAATACGACCTCGCGCTCGGCTACGGCGAACCCGCCGACACGGCACGCCTGTTCCCGATCACCATCGACGGAATCATCATCACCGCATCGCTGATCATGCTGTACTGCGCCCGCTGGGAAAAACCCGTACCGCGCCTGGCCCGCCTCGCCCTATGGCTCGGCATCGGCGCCACCCTCGCCGCCAACGTGGCACACGGATGGCCCGCCGGATGGGGAGGACGCCTGGTCAGCGCCGCACCCGCAGCGGCACTGGTGATCGCCTACGAGCTGCTGATGTGGCTCATCCGCACCATGCGAGTCGAGACCCCCCAACCCGTCGCCGAGCGGGTGGTGTACCGCGACCGCACGATTGAGATACCCGTCGAGGTCGAGATCCGGCAGGTCCCCGCCGACCGGTTCGAGGCGGCACGCTGGGCCGTCGACGACGCCCTAGCCGCCGGACGCCGCCCGCCCGGCCGCCGCGCCCTGGCGGACCGGTTCGGGCTGGAAACCCGCGAGGCTGTGGAGATCCTCGACCAGGCGGCACAGGACCACGACCGGCAGGCCCGTCCGGAGCCGGGCCCAGACGGCGGGCCTGTGCCGGTCGCCGCCGTCAACGGCACCCCCGGCGCCAGCCGTACCGAGGAGGTGGCCTGATGACCGCCGCCCTCGTCCTCCTGGCCGTCCTCACCATCGTCCTGTCCGCTACCCGCACCACCCGCGGCGCGCTCACCGCGGCCGAGATGTGGCACCTCGCCCACGCGGCCGGCTGGCGCACCCTCACCTACGCCGCGGCCGGACTGTGCGCCGTCGCCGCGCTCGCGCTCGGCGCCGGGCTGGCCGCTCTCCTCGACCTGGCCGTCGAGCTCGGCATGCGGGCCGCCGTCTGCCTGTGGCTCATCTGCGCCGCCGTCTGCTGGCACGTGCGCAGCCTGCGCGGCGAGGTCACCCTCATCCCGCGGACGGTGGCCGCGTGAGCGATGACCTGCCCCGCCTCCGGGTGGTCCGCGGCGACCACGCCCGCGGCCCCGGCGACGAACCCGCACCCGAGAAGGTGCTGCACACCGACACCGCTGGCCGTGCCGAGCTCGCGCTGCCGGAGGAGTACGACGCCGAAACCGTCGAGGACGGCGACGAGGTCGTCACCGACCGGCCCGTGGACATCGACGACGGCGACGAGCCGGTGCTGTACGGCAAGGTCGTCACCCGGCACGACACGGCCCGCGCGCCGATCGTGCCGCTGTGGCTGCGCTCGGCCCGCGAAGCCCGGCAGGTGCTCGCCCACGAGCTGGACCTGGCCTGGTACCGGCTGCGCAAGCATGCCTGGAACAGCCCCAAGTACCTGCTGCGGATCCTGCGGTGGGCGCCGGTCGGCCTGGCCCGCACGCTGGGCGCGTTCTGGCGGTGGGCTTGGTGCAGCGAGCAGGCGCCGCTGCGCAGGCAGCTCGCCCAGCCCGGTGGGGACGTGGCCGCTTACCTGAAGCTGGAGGAGCTGCGCGCCGAGCGGGTCCGCATCCGCCTGCCGATCTTCGCCGCCACGATCGTCGCCTGTGCGGGCGGCACGGCTGCTGCGATCACGCTGGCGCCGCGCGGCTGGCTGCTGCTGGCCGGCCTCGCCGTGGCCGCCGTGCTGGCCCGCGTCGGCCGGCCCGTCGACCGGCCCATCGTGGAGGTGGCCGTCACCATCGAGCGCAAGCGGCGGCTGACCGCGCTGGAGGTGCGCGAGGCGCTGTGCACGCTGGGCATTCCCGGGCTGAAGGACCCTGCCAAGGTCAACTTCCCGGTGGAGATCCACCGCGACGGGCCCGGCCAGCTCGCCCGGGTCAACCTGCCGCGCGGCATCGAGGCCGTGGAGGTGTGCGAACGCCGCGGCAAGCTGTCCTCGGCGCTGCGGCGGCCGGTCGATCAGGTGTGGCCCAAGGGCGGGCCCGACCACGCCGGGCAGCTCGATCTGTGGGTGGGCTATAAGCCGGTGTCGCAGATGACGCCGCCCCGCTGGTCGCTGTTGAGGGACGGCGCCCGCACCAGCGTGTTCGAGCCGATCGAGTTCGGTACCGACCAGCGGCAGAACCCGATCTCCGCACCGTTGTTCGAGCTGAACTGGCTGATCGGAGGCCGGCCAGGCAGCGGCAAGTCGTACTTCGCTCGGGCGGTCGCGCTCGGCGCCGCGCTTGATCCGACCGCCGAGTTCATGATCGCCGAGTTCAAGGGGACCGGCGACTTCATGGACTTCGACGAGGCCGGCCTGTGCTCGTCCTACGTGTGCGGCGTCGATGACGAGGCGTTCGACGAGGCCGCCGACATGCTGGGCTGGCTGCTGGCCGAGTGCGGGCGCCGCGGCAAGCGGATCAAGAGGTATCGGGCGCAGGGCCGTGCCCCTCAGGGCAAGGCCACCCCCGAGCTGGCCGCCGAGCCTGGATCCGGGCTGCATCCGATCGTTGTCGTGTTCGACGAGGTGCACGAGCTGTTCGGTGCCCGCTCGGCGGCGGCCGACGCCGCCGAGCGGATCATCAAGCGCGGCCGGGCGTTGAACATCATCGTCATCCTGGCCACGCAGATCCCCGACAAGGACAGCCTGCCGAAGAACATCACCCGCTGCGCGGCGATGCGCGCCTGCCTGGCGGTGGATGACTACATCGCCAACGACATGATCCTGGGCACCGGTGCCCACAAGCGCGGCGTGACCGCGACGCAGTTCCGCCCGAAGATCGACGCCGGATGGGCGATGGTCACCGGTCTGGAGGAGCCCACCGCCGTCCGGGCCGCCTTCCCCACCGAGGCCGAGGGACGCGCGCTGCTGGCCCGCGCCGTGCAGCTGCGCGGCGGTGTGCTGCCCGGCCGCGATGAGGAACTGCCCAAGCTGGACATCCTGGTCGACGTCGAGCGTGTCTGGCCTGCCGGACGTGGCGGCTTGCAATGGCCGCAGCTCGCCGAGTTGCTGCGGCTGCACCGTCCTGAGCTGTACGGCGAGGACACCGCGGAGACGATCAGCGCCCGCCTGCGCCGTCTCGACGTCCCCTCAGTGGATGTGAAGGCGGACGGCAAGACCTTGAAGGGCTGCCGCAGGGAGGCGGTCGAGGAGGCGCTGAGACGGCGGGAGCTCGGCCATGGGTAGCGCCGACATCTGCCTCCACACCACCCTCCAGGAGGCCATTTCCGGGGGTTGGCGAGGCTGCCGCGACCCGCGACCTTGGCCTGTTTCCGCAGCTCACCATAGGTCGCCCCCCTGGTCGCGGTACCGCGACCTTCATGATCGCGCCGCGACCTCTCAGAAGGAGATCACGTGGAGCAGTTAATCGCGACGGTCACCCCCTACGTCGTCGTCCTCGGCGGCGGCGCCTGGGTCCTGTACAAGCTCGTCGCCTACCCCCTCCGCAAGTGCCCCCGCTGCCGCGGTGGCGGCAACCTGCCGGCGGGTCTGCTGGGCCGGTACCGGCGGTGCGGCCGGTGCGGCGGCACCGGTGAGGTGCGCGGGATGTTCGGCCGCAGGACCTGACCCGGGCGGTGGTTGCGGACGCCCCTTCCGACCGGGAGGCGTGTCCGGAGCCACCGGCTCCACGATCCCCACACACCAGATCAGCAAAGGGAGGAATCCCATGGGGCTTTTCAGCAGCAGCATGACCCCCGAGCAGCTCGCCCAGGCGCGCCAGAAGGCCAAGACCGCCGGCCAGGTGCGGAAGCTCGCCCAGGCCGCGAACGGCCACGGCGTCACCCGCGCGGAGAAGGAGAAGGCCAACAAGCAGCTGGAGCAGATGTACGGCAAGCGCGGCGCAGCCCGGCTGAAGGAGGCCGAGCTGCGGTCCGCCGGCGCCCAGCCGCGCGGCTTGGGCCGGTTCTTCGGCTGAGCGCTGAGGTTGCGGATGCTCCGCCCGCTCCGGCGGGTGGGGTGTCCGGAGCAGAGCGCTCCACCACGAGAGGAGACAACAATGATCAAGATCATCGGTAGCAAGGCGGACCGCGACAAGCTCAAGGCCGCACGTAGGAACCTCCAGCGCGTCAGCGACGAGGAGGTCCGCAAGAACGGCGGCCAGCCGATCAGCGACGACAACGAGCGGTACCGCAAGGCGAACAAGGCCGTGCTCGACGCCGAGCGCAACGTGCCGTTCCTGGGCCGGTGGTAGCCGCGGCCGACAAGCGACCCCAGAACATCAGCGACGAGGAGTGGAAGCGCCTCCAGGAGAAGGCCCGCAGGGCAAACCCGGACCTGGACCACTGGACCCACCCGCAGGCGGCACGCGCCGCCACCCGCCAGCCGGGTCGGCCGGACCCCGCTGTGGGAGCAGGCCGACGTGGACGCCTGGCTGGCCGGCACGTGGAGGCCCGAGAGGGACGAGGTTTGACGTGCATGCGCAGCACGGAGCAGGAGTTCGGCACCACGACCGGCCGCTGACCTTCGCCCCGGCCGCTCTCCGCGGATGGGGCCTCTTTTTGTCTTGCATATCTGACCTATCCAATGCATACTTGTCTTATGCAGAACGCAACGGTTGTGAACCCCCTCGGGATCGACGTCTTCGACACCTCCGGCTACGCGCCGCTGCACGAGGTCCGCGACGAGGACAAGCTCGACGCCATCGCCGACGACATGCGCCGACGTGGCTGGCACGGCCCGCCCCTGGTCGTCATGCGCGACAACCTGAGCTCCCTCACCGGCGTCCACCGCCGCGCCGCCGCCGAACTCGCCGAGCTGGAGGAGATCCCCGGCGTCGAGCTGGCGGACCTGTTCGAGGCGTGCGGCCTGGACATGTGGGAGATCGTCGTCGGCGACGAGAGCCTCGACGACGAGGTGGCCCACAACGACTTTCGGCGCCTGCTCGACTACCTGCCCGAGGACGTCCGCGAGGCGTACGGCCTTGACATGCACTGACATGCCACACCGCCCCCACGACATCTCCTGGCACGAGGAGTTCCTGGCCCAGGTCCGGGACGGGAAATCGTTCAGCGAGGCGATCAAGGACGTGGGGTCAACCAAGCAGACCCTCTACCAGCATTTCCAGGCGTTTCCCGACTTTCGCCAGCAGGCACTGACGTTGCGCCGCACGTCGGGACGCTCCAGGTCTGGTCCTCTACCGTACGTCCACGGCCGAGAAAAACAGCTCGTCGGCCTGGCTATCGCCGGGCTCACGGTGGAGCAGACCGCCTACGTCCTCGGCGTCGCGTACCACACGGTGTACAACTGGTTAAGGCGGCACCCCAAGGCGCAGGCGACCATCAGGGAGAGGCGAGCCGAGCAGGGCCTCCCCAGCACCCGATCCCTCGACTGGCCGGTGGACATCGACGACCTGCTAGAGCTGCTGCGATTGATCGCCTCCGGGCTGGATCTCCGCGCCGCCTGCGGACAGGCCCGCATCCCCGAGCCGACGCTGAAGCGATGGCGGCGCGGCTGGCCACAGGTCGATGCCCTCGTCGTCGCCGCCGCGGCAGACGGCCGACAGCGCGCTATCCGCCCCTACCGGCGGCTGGAATGCCCGGGACGGTACTGCGGCACCAGCACCGGCTACGACTACGGCTGCCGCCGTACGGCCTGCCGAACAGCAGCCGTCACACGAGTCACCCAGCAGCGCGAAAGTGAAAGGAAAACCCGTGAACGACCCGAGTAGCACCCTCGGCTATGAGGCCGAGAAGACCGACGTGGACGCGATCGTCTCCGACGTCCTGGCCAGCCTCGACGACATCACCGACCTTGGCGAACGATACCACCGGCTGACCGCCGAGCAGGCCCTCTATGAGGCCGTCGTACGGCGCCTGGCCGAGCTGCGCGAGGAGACGGTGGCCCGCCTCAACATCGGCGACGGCACCGGCCGCCGCGCTGGCCGGATGAGCTATGAGCAGATCGCGCAGGTGATCGGCAAGAGCCGGGCCGCCGCCCAGCAGATGGTTGAGCGAGGCCGTGCGCGCCTGTAGCCCGGACAGCACGAAGAAGGCCCCCGCCCTCTCCCGAAGGAGAGAGCGGGGGCTTGCGCTTCCCAGGCTCGCTCACACCGTACGTCAAGGCGCGTGCGTCGTGAACCCCGCCGTCTCCGGGTCCGTCGTCGTACCCGCCACGATGGACGCCAGCAGGCTCGCCGCCGCGGCGCCCGCGGCGATCGAGCCCACCGCAGGCCAGGCGACGTCGAGGATGCCGACAGCGCCGGTGCCGATCGTAGCCAGCGCCGAGCTCGCGGCAGCCCGGATCATCCGCTCCAGGGCGTCGCCCCAGAAGTGGCCGGTCAGGAGTCGTCGGGTCGTCATGGTCATCACCTCACGAGAGGTTGTAGGGCCCGGCCAGCCCCTTCGCCGGCCGGGAGTCTGTGTGCGCAGCAGGTAGAGCTGCGCCAATGGGTCGATCACCCGCGCTCGGGCGCAGGGTCGGGGACGTCGAGCCGGACCGTGACGCTCTCGACCGCCGTCTCGATCTCGGTGCGGATCCGCTCGACCAAGGCCTCGACGTCGACCGCGGAATCCCGCCCCGCCAGAGCGTCGACCAGGGCGTCGATCGCGGCAGTCTGCGCCTGGAGCAGCGCGAGCACCTCGGCGCCGCGCTGGTAGCCCACCTTGGAGTAGGCCCAGATCTGCCTGAAGGCGGTCTTGGGGTCGATCCGCTGGCCGGGGGTCAGGATGCCCTCGCGGGCGGCCCACACGTCGTCTGGGACTTCGTGGGTGAGCCGTTCGTAGACGGCGTCGGCGATCTCTTTCGCGGTGGGCATGTCGTCCTCCTCATAGTCGGGGTTCCAGAAACCGGCGATCACGCTCGGGCCGCGCACACGGCGCGCACAGGTGTCAGCGGTGTTGCCCTCGATCGTCACCACGCGGCCGTCGCCGAGGTTCCGCTCGATCAGGCCCACGTGGTCGATCGCACCGATCGTGTTGGTGCCGTCCCAGTCGAAGAACACGATCGCCCCGGGTCGCGCGTACCGGCGGATGTTCTCGGCGGTGCCGGCATGCCAGAGGCCGAGCCGCTGCCCGTCCTGCGCGTGCCACACCGTGTAGGCTCGATCCCCGGCAGGCAGCACGGCGTCGACGTTGTCGGACTCGTGCGCCCAGTGCGTGATGCTCATGTCGCACCACGGCGCGTCCAGGAACTCCTCACCGTGCCGGGAGGCGTACTCGCGGGTGATCGGATTCGGCCGGCCGCTCATGCCCAGATCTGCGCGGGCGGCGGCCAGCATGTCCGCTGCGGTGCCCACGTCAGGCCCCCTCGCCGTAGTACACGCCGTCCTCGCCGGCGGGGCCGTACAGCTCCTGGAGGACCTGCTCCTCGTCGGGCTCGGTCGGCCCCCACTCGTGCCGGTCCACCCCGGCAACGACTAGCTCGGCCTCGCTCTTGTCGCTCGTCATCGCATCCTCTTCCGTTTTCACGTGCTGTCGTCGTCTTCGCTGCTCACCACGGGCACCAGTCCCGCGTCGCGCACTTGCCGCATGAGCCGCGCCACCTGCCGCTGCAACGCGTTGATCTGGCGGGCCTGCCGGTCGATCTCCGCCTGCATCCGCCGCAGCGCCGCCTCGTAGGCTTCCTCGGCCCGCTTGTAGGCGCCTGCCTCGATCTGCCGTATCGCGGCGCGGTCGTCCGCCTCCACCTTGGCCTGGCTCGCTTTCGTCGCCGCGCGGGCCGTGAAGTAGGCCGCGGCGACGGACGCCGCTGCGCCGATCACGGCGACGACGATCGCGGTGTCCATCACAGCCGCCGCGGCTCGGGCCAGGAGGCGATCACGGCGACGAACCCGGCGAACGCCAGCCAGATCACCGCGGCCACGTAGCCGCGAGGGATCTCGCCGAGCAGCCAGCCCGCCAGGTGGAGGGCGCCCCAGCCGACTTTCAGTCCGGAGGCGGCGACGAACGCGAGCCGGTCTTCGGCCATGAACGCCTGGACGAGGCAGACGGCCCCGACCGTGGCCCAGGGGATGGCCCACGCCCACAGGGGCAGCAGCGTGGCCAGGAAGGCGTAGGTGGGGCTGGAGGCCGCCGAGGGCGGGATGGCGACCATGCTGGCCGCGAACACCAGGTCCAGCAGGGCGAAGAACAGCAGCGCGCTGCCCCGGCGCCCGATGCGGGCCCGGACTGCTCGTATCCACCGGACGGCGCTGGTCATGGCATCGGGATGACGGTGATGTCACGGCTGGCGATGTCGGCGGTGTCGGGGTCGGTGCCGTTGCCGACGGCGTACATCGTGCGGGCGTAGTAGCGGCGACCCGGGGTGAGACCCTCCAGCATGGTCACGTGGGACTGGTACTGAAATTCAGTGGATTCTGCCGGGCTGCCGGCGCCTCGCTCGTTGGAGGGCGCGAGGACCTCGGTGCCGCCGGAGTCCTCGAGGAACACCTGCGGGACGATGAACACTCTCTCCCCGGCGGAGTTGTCGCGGAGGCCGCCGCCGACGGTGATGCGGACCCGGCCGCTGGTGGGGGCGATGAAGAACACGCCGATCTCCGGGTTGCCCGCGACGTAGGTGACGCCGGTCGCGGCGATGTTGGTGATCAGCGTGTCGTCGCTGTTGTAGGCGGCCGGGGTGTGGGCGTCCGCGGTGCGGATGTCCTTCCCGACCGTGATGTCCGCCATCGTGTCACCTCCTCGGCTAGGCGCCTGCTGGCGGGGATCAGACGTCTTGGAGGACAGCCGCGCCCGCGAGAGACAGGTAGCCCGCGAGAGACAGGTAGATGGTGCCGACGGTCAGACCCGCGTCCTCCAGGGCGTCCTTGATCTGGCCCATGAGCGTGGCGAACTGGGTCGGATTCATGCCTTCGCCTGAGTTGACCGCTGTGCAGTCGATGCCGACGACGCCGTTGCTGATGCTGAAGATGATCGGCTCCTGGTAGGTCGTGGTTGCCGGGTTGGTCCACTGGTAGGTCATCGGATGTTCCTTCCTGCTGGGTCATGGGAGCGGGGCGACGAGGATTTCCCGCACGGCGATGTCGGCGGTGGTGGTCCCGGCCGGGTCGTCGATGCGGACGTACTTGACGGCCGCCCAGTACTGCTGGCCCGGCGTGAGCCCGTCCAGCACGGACTCGCGGCTGCCGTAATGGAAAGCGGCGGCCTGGTTCTGGGAGCCGTAGCCGCGCTCGGTCACCGACGCCTGGACGATGACCGCGCCCGCGCTGTTGGTGAGCCGTACCTCCGGACTGAGGAAGATCCGATCCGAGCCGGCGCTGTTGCCGAGGCCGCCGCCGACCACCAGCAGTACCCGCCCCGAGGTGGGGGCGATGAACGTCACGGACACTTCGGGCGTGCCGAGGATGTAGCCGGTGTTGGCAGGGTTGTTGATCTGCGTGGAGTCCTGGCTCCAGACGGCGGGTGGGTAGTCCAGCGCGCGGATGGGCTGGCCGGCGTAGTTGCCGCCGAGCGGCAGGGGGCAGACGATCATCTCCCGCACGCCGATGTCCGCCGAGGTGCCCCCGGACACTTTGTGCAGCCCTTGCACGTGGTAGGTGCGGCCCGGCGTCAGCCCCTGAAGGAGGGTGGTTCTGCTGTGGTACTGGTAGTCGGCCGACGCGGAGCCGGAGCCGACGCCGCGCGACCCGACGTCAGCGGCCAGCACGATCGCCCCGGCCGCGCTGTCCTGCCGCACCTGCGGGGCGAAGTGGACGCGGTTGGTGCCGCCGTTGTCCCTCATCCCGGCGCCGACGGTGAGGAGGGCCTGGCCGCTCGTGGGTGCCACGAAGGTGAACGCCAGATCCGGGCTGCCGGCCGCGTAGGCGGTGTTGGCCAGGTTGGCCAGGGCGGTGGAGTCCTGCATCCACACGGCGCGGGGGAAGTCGCCGGCCTTGATGGTGGCTCCGACGAGGGTGTCAGGCACGCGCGTACCTCCCTAGAGTCCGTATCGGCTGACGCGGAACAGCTGCACCTGGGCGCCGCTGGAGTGGGATTTCACGACACCATTGACCGAGCGGATCACCGTGAACGTCTGGGGGCTGGAGGAGCCGCTGATATCCAGCACGGTCATCCGCTCGCCGCCGATCATCAGGTCGAACGGGAACTCCTCGTCATCCGTGGTCCACAGCGGCCCCGCCGAGGTGGCCACCGACAGCGACGTCGCCGTGGTGTTGATGCCGGCGGCGAGGGTGGAGGCGTGCGGCTGGTAGCGGTCCACCAGGTCTTCGGTGGCGACGTTGCGTATCTGGACGGCGTCCACGTACGCCACCACCTGGCCATTCGAGTGCGTGTTGTCGACCTGGAACCTCACCTGGACGTTGTCGATGTCCGCGCTCAGGGCGCCCGTGACGGCGATGCGGGTCCAGGTGTCGGCCGCCGGGATACCGCTCACCGTCGTGGTGGCGAACCCGGTCGCCGAGATCTCGATACTCGTGATCTTCGGGCGTGAGGCGGCCGGGATCCGGACGTAGCAGGAGATGGTGACCACATCACCCGACGTCCCGGTGCCGTCGACGTCCTGCCCCTCCGCGTAGTGCAGCGTCGAGGCGGCCGAGCGGGAGATGGCCAGCGACGCGGTCCCGGCGTACGCCTGGCCGGTGTCACGGGCAATCGACGTGTTGGCCCCCGCGACCCAGCCGGTCGTCGCGGTCTCGAAGTGACCGTTGTTGATCAGGTTGCCCGAGCCGTACACACCCGGCCGGTACGGCGACTCCGGCACACAGTTGAAGGTCAACTGGTGCTCGAAGTTGCCGAGCAACTCGCTGTAGCCGACGACGATCTGGGAGATCGCCTCGGGCGGCAGCCAGGCGGGCAGGCCGGTGATGGCGAGCCGGTCGCCCACCTCGGCCAGCCGCAACGCCTGGGTCAGCGCGCTGTCACCGGCGATCTGCGGGCGGGACAGGTCCACGTGGATCTGGGGGTAGCGGGCTTCGTCGACGGTGCCCAAGTGCAAGCGCCACCCGGCTTGGTCGAACAGGTCGAGGTCGTACTCGACGTTGACCGTTTCGCTGACGTCGTAGCGGCCGACGCCGTTCGGCGGGGCCAGCACGGACAGGGTGCCGGTCTCCTGTACGGCCCGCGCCGAGGATCCTCCCTCGCGGCTGACGGTGACGTCGTTGCGGACGTTCTGGTCGTCGTCGACCGGGTCCAGGGAGTCGGCCAGGTGCTTGCCGCTGTAGGACAGCGCCACCCGCGCCGCCTGGTTGTAGAGGCTGCTCCTGGTCCTGTAGCCGAGGCCGAAGCAGTCGCGCGGCTCGTACAGCAGGCCGCCGTCCGCCTGCGCGCACGCTCTCACCAGGTCCAAGAAGGCGCCGGGGGCCTGGACGCCCATCCGCGTGCTGTCGTCCAGGTCCCCGATCGCCCGGAACGCGATCCCCTCCTCCTCGCACAGACGTTCGATCCGGCGTCCGGCGGTCTCGCCCTTCCACCCGGCGAGCTGCGCGCCCAGGTCGAACAGCGTGGTGACCGCGTTCTGCACGGTCACGTGGCCGATGCTGATGCCGTCGATCCCGCCACCCGGGCTGATGGTGACGGTGCCGATCCGCCCGAGCGTGTTGCCCGCGAGCGTGCCGTTGAAGGTCCCGCCGACGGTGGCGCCGGGCTCCAGCGTGCTGATGCTGTAGTCGATGTCGGCCCCGAACTGGTCCAGCTCGATGCTGACCCGCAGCAGCTCGCCGTTGACGTTGAAGGTGATGTTGCCGGTGGTGAACAGCTGCGTGCCACCGCTATCGAAGCCGCGCAGGCCCAGCGTGCCGCCGGTGCCGTAGAACAGCTCCCAGCGGCGGACGGTGCCGGTGCCGTACAACATCATGATCACTTCGCCGTTTTCGGCGCCGGCGGCGGGGACGTTCATCAGGAAGCGGATCTGGATCAGGCCGCCGGAGGTGTCGTAGCTGGGCACGCTGCCGGTGAAGCTCGCGCCGTTGAGGGTGACGATCGGCAGCGAGCACGCGAACCCCTCGAACGCCGCGAACTCGGGGCTGCCGGTGAAGGTCATGCCGCCGTGCGTCGCCAAACCGGGCCCGGCCAGCTGGGCGCCCTGCTCGTCCTCCAGCGGCCAGTACGCCACGAGCGCGGCGGTGTCGCGCAGGATGGCCCGATACATCGCGCTGCCGTCGACCCTGGCTTGGCCGAGGCGGCGCATGATCCCGGCGGCCTCGATGGGGACGTAGACGTCGGTGCCGGTCTTGTCCCACCTGGACGGCCAGGCGGACACCTCGCCCCAGAACCGGTAGACCTTGTTGGTGATCTCCGCCCCGTTCTGCACCGTCCAGGTACGGCCCGCCGAGTCGGCGAAGCTCGTGGTGCCCGCGGCCAGGTTGCGGAAGTCGGGGCCGGCCACGACGGTGCCGCCGATGCCGTTCCTGACCTCGAATCGGTGCACCTGCCCGGCCATCGCCCCGGTGACGAGGTCCTCCACCATGCCGAGCTCCAGCGCCGCCGTCGACGCGAAGATCGACGTGGTGCCCGACGTGACCACGGGGTCGCCGAGCTGGGCCCACGGCCCGTCCATCGATGGCGCGGTGTAGAACACGACGGTGTGGCCGCCCGCCCCGTTGTTGACGTCAAGGGTCACGCGGAGCGCCTGCCGCCCGGAGGCGGGCGCGGGTACGGGGACGGTGGAGTTGCGGGTGGAGAGGTTGATGTTGCCGCCGTCCGTCGACCAGGAGAAGCTGAGCACCCCGTCGTGGTTCAGCCACCACGTCCAGCTGCGTTGACTGGACGTGTCGTACTTCCCGGCCAGGTCCTGCTCGCGCCGCCACGAGCCGAGCGTCACCTCCAGGCGGACGTCGATGTCGCCCGTGATGTCCAGGCTGGCGTGGTCAGGGGTAGTGATCCGACGTCCGGTGGTGCCGTCCAAAGCGAGGTAGCTGGAGCTGCCGGTCAGGCTGGCGCGGATCTGCGTGTTGCGGCCCAAGATGCCGTAGTACGGCGAGATCGGATTCCGCGGCGAGTATCGGCCGTCCCGGTTGTTGATCGTCGCCGTGAGCCGCGAGGCATCGACGTCGCCGGCCTCGGCGGACCGGCCGCGGGTGACGGTGACCATGCCGTCGCGCCGCTGCACATGGCCGAGCGCGGTGATGCTGGTCCACGTGGAGCCGAGCAGCAGCTCGATGTTGAGCGGTAGCGGGGTCTGGGGGAAGGCCACGGCTCACCTCACCCTCGGCCCAGGACGGCCTGGACGTTTCCGCCGCGGGTGCGGACGGCCTTACGCAGCGGGTCGATGATCAGCTCCCCGAGGGTGGTGGTGCCGATCTGCAACGTGACGTGCAATTCGCGCGGCCCCGACCAGCCACCACCCGCCAGGGCCGCCGCCGACGCCCCCGCCGGCGTCACGTTCGACCCGTACGGCAACCTGACCAGTTCGGCGCCACGCTCCCCGACGAGCGTCCAGCCTCCGGCCGGGCCGCCGCCCGCCTTGCCCTGGGCGGCCTCAACCTTCTTGTTGTAGGCCAGATCCCGCTGCTCTTTGACGAGGATGCCCTTGACCTTGGACGGGACGAGGCCGAGCCGGTCGGCCATCGCCCCGGCCTGCTTGCTGGTGAGGCCGAAGCTGCGGGCCATCGAAATGAACTCGCGTCGCTGCTCGGCCATCTTCTTCGTCACCGCGGTGATGCTGGAGCCCTTCTCCCGCATCGCGATCACGACCTGGTGCGCCGCCTCGGCCAGTCCCAGCAGCGCCGCACGGTTCTCGCGGCCCTTCTCCTTCGTGATGTTGAGGGTCTTGCCGTTCTCCTTCAGCGCCGTCCGGGCGCGGTCCCAGGCTTCCTCGTAGCCCATCAGCGCCCGGGTCTGGCCGAACACGCTGCCGGTGAGCTTGTCGATGCTGTCCCGCAGGGTGACGATCTCCCGCAGGGTGTCGGCGATGTCCCGCAGCGAACCCGCCGCATCGCCCAGCCCACCGCCGCCGCCGACGCCGCCCGGCCGGAACGCCATGCTGACGGAGCCGAACCCGCCGGACATGAGGCTGCGGGTCTGCCCGGCTGGCATCACGCTCGAGCCGTACGGCAACCTGACCAGCTCCGGCCCCTGCTCACCCACCAACGCCGTCGCACCACCCGCCACCCCGCTGCCGGCCACACCGCCCTGGGCGAACCGCCGCATGCCCAGGCCACCACCGAGGCCACCGCCGACGATGCCGCCATGCGCCCGAGCGGTGGCGTACGCGCCCTGGCGCAGGCCGGTGTTGGTGTAGACCGTGTTGCGGACCGTGGTGATGTGGACCGTCTTGTCCCGCAGCGAGTTCAACAGGGCTTTGGCCCGCGCGATCGCGGCCTGGAGCTCGCGGATGTCCCCCCGCAGCTTCGCCCGCTCCGGCCTGGTCAGCTTCGGATCCCGCAGCCGCGCCTTGGCGACCGCCAGCTTGGCCTCCAGATCGGAGATGTTGCCCCGCACCTCGGTCTGCACCGAGTCCGGGACCTTCAGCCACGCCTCGGCCAGCCGCTCCGCCTCGGCCTTGGTGGCACCCGCCGCCCGCAGCGAGGAGATCAGCTCCTTGCGGTAGCGGCCATACGCCGTGGCGATCTTCTCGGTCGAGGCGCCCTCGGCCTGCATGCTCGCGATGCGTTCCTGCGCGGTCCGCGCAATTTCGAGCATGGCCTCCCGGTTGGCCCGCCCCTTCTCGGTGTGGACGTCCAGCGTGCGGCCGTTCTCCTTGATCGACTCGGTGGCGCGGTCGATCGCCTCCTCCACCCGGATCTGCGCCTCAGCCGCGTCCAGCGCCGGGCCCGTCAGCTCCTCCATCTCGGCCGCCAGGTCGCGCAGCCCGGCGGAGGCGTCACGCGCCGAAGAGCTCAGGTCAGAGGTGGCCTGGGCGGCCTGCTTCACCCCCGCGTTGCTGGCGGCAGCCGCATCGGCGGCCTTCCACCGCTCCTCCGCCTCCCGCATCTCATCGGTGTAGATCCCCAGGCTCTTGTAGAAGTCGTGCAGCGACCGCTGGACGTTCTCACCCCAGCTGCGGGTCGTCTCACCGGCCCCCTTCACGGTGGAGGTCAGGCTGTCCCACTCATCAGCCAGAACGCCGAGAGCACGGGTGGCCGCCTCGGCACTGCCCGCGACGAACTCCAGAGCGGCGGCGATGTCGTCGGCGTGCTCCTCCGCCGTGCGGCCGAGGTTCTCCATCGCCCGCTCCAGCGACCCGAAGATCGCCGGACTACGTGCGCTGATCGCGTCCAGCACCGCGCTGAAACCACGCTGCAACGGCACCAGCGCCGGGCCGAGCGAAGCCACCCCGTCCCCGATGGACTGCACGAACCGGTCAACGGCCGGTTTGGCCCCGGCGAAGAAATGCGCCAGATACGGCTGGAGCTGGGCGAACGTACGGCGGGCGACATCGGAGGCGCGGATCGCCGACTCCTCCAGCGGCCGGGCCGCATTCGCCAGACCGGCCCGCACCTCGCGCCCCACGGTGCGCCAGTGGCGGCGCACGGTCTCCGACTGTGCGGCCGACACCACGCCGACCGCCGTCAGCGCACCCCCCACCGCCGCCGTGATCGCCCCGGCCGCGGTGCCCGCGCTCGCCGCCACACCGGCCAGACCGGCACCAACTACGGCGCCGATACCCGGCCCGAGCCGGCCGAAGATGGCCAGGGTGCTGCTGGCGAACCCGGACACGATCCTGGTGCCCCGGTCGGTGCCGTCCTTGATCCCGTCGGCGAGGCCGTCGCCGAGGTCCCGGCCGCCCTTGACGAACCGGTCACGCGCGTCGCGCAGCCGGCCGTCGGCGGTGCGGGCGAGGCCCTGCCCGAGCGCGGCGCCGGCTTCCTGCCCGGCCCGGCCCATGCTGGTTTTGAGCTGGGTCTGGAATCGGCGCACCTCGGACTGGGCAGCGGCCATCCCGGGGCGTGCCCGGTTACTCGCCGTAATGGTGATCTCAACTTCGTTGCTGATGGCTCACCCCTCCTCCCACTCCTCGATGCCGGGCGGCGGCCCGGCCAGCTCCTCGATCTTCAGCAGGCGGATCAGCCCGGCGTCCTCAGCCAGCAGCTGCGAGGGCAGGCATTTGAACCGGTCGCACAGGCCGAGGATCCAGCGCGCCCGACTCAGCTCGCCAGGCTCGGCGACAACGCCTCCATCGGCAGTGACGCCTCCAGGGACGGATCGCCACCGGGCGATGAGCCGTCCAAAGGGGCCGACACTCCGACGAGGGCCTCGGCCCATTGGTCGAGGACCTCGCGCACGAACCGCGGGTCGAGGGCGACGAACTCGTCCGGCGTGCACGGGACCGGCCGGTCGTCTTCGTCGTGCAGGTTCCAGCTGACGAGGTACTTGCCGAACTCCCGGAGCAGCTCCAAGAACTCGGCGCGGCCCTCCGGCGTGGACGTGTCGATGCCGCCGTCGATGATCGGGGCGAGCTGGAAGAACGTCTCCACCGACGATCGCCTAGCCCGGATTTCGAGGCCCTCGAATTCGCCGTCAGCCCATGTGAGTTTGACGGTCCTCGCGCGTGTGTAGCCCATCCGTATTTCCCCTATGCCCAGGTAGGAACATTCCCATCCGCCAAAACCCCGGGCGCCTGGAACGTAAGCGCCCCATCAGCGGCTCTGGTGAGCGCGTAATCCGTGAAAAGGCACTCGTTGGCGAGGGTCTTTCCACCGATGGTGAGGGTGACGGTCCTGTTCACGGACGTGGACGGCACCGTCTTGAGCACGTCGTGCGCCCGGTTGGCGTCGGGATTGAATACCCCGTTCAGTGTGATACTGAAATCGGCGAGAAGCAGAAGCCTCTCCATCGCCGACTTGTCCACGCCCGTAACGTCTTGAACCGCGCGTGGGGTTGCGAACTCGAAATTAGTGACATCATTTCTGATGTCGCGTGCCGTACCGGCGGAATCGTCCACACTCAGTGTGGTCCACGCCAATCCGCTTTGCTTCGGCATGGCCTATCCCCTTTCGATCTGCCGCGCGATGCGGTCCTGATGCTCGGCGAAGTCCTCCACCCAGTCCTCCGCCCGCCGATGCTGGTACGGCTGGCCGCCGAGCGGGTCGCCGCGCCAGTCCCCGCCGCGCACGAGGTACAGCGGCTCGCGTTCGAGCGGCACCTGGTGCGGCTGGAAGCAGGTCTGGCCCGGGGCGAACATGAAGACGGTGAGGCCTTCGGCGTCGCGGTCCTCGACGAACTTCCGGCCGGACTGGCGGCGGATGTAGTGCGCCTGCCGCCGGCCGAGCTCGCTGGTCTCATCCACGAGGGTGCGCCAGCCGTACTCGTACGCCGGGCAGCCGGCCTCCTCGCAGGTGGCGGGCCGCCAGTGCGTCGGCAGCGGCGCGGCCACCTGGTAGGTCTTGAACGCCGCTGCGGGCAGCTGCGGCGTGATGCGGTTGAGCGGCCTCATACTCGTGCCCTTTCTCGTGGCCCGTCGCCGGGTCGCGGCCGGGGCCCGGCCCGGTCGGGGCGGCGTACCTGCCGGTCCGGGCGTGGGAGTTCGGCGACGGTCTGCTCCAAGCGCAGGACGCCGGGCAGGGAGCCGGCGCGGACCAGCCCCGTGTCTGCGGCGACGTACGGCACGCCGGCGTCGTCCCACGCCTCCACGGCGAGGGCGAGCACGGTGTCCTCGCCCTGGCGGTAGAGGGCGACGGTGCCGGTGGTACACGGTGTGAAGGCCATCAGAAGACCACCGAGACGTCGTTGCGGGTCACGGCCACCAGGAACGACAGCGAGCTGAAGCCCCCCGAGGTGGTGGTGACGACACGCAGGTACCGCTCGACCGTCTGCGTGCGCCCGGTCTCGATCCGCTGGCTTGTCGGGCCGGAGGTGACGGTGATGAACGCGCCACCTGCGACGTCGGCCCACGCATCCGCGCCGCCGTTGTCCGACGATTCTTGGATCTTGATGGTGGCGTCGGTCCCGGTGAATGCAGTGACGTGGAGGAAGGCTTGCAGGCCGAAGTTCGTCGACCCGGTGCCGAAGTCCACACTGCTGCCGTTGGTCGCGCCCGTGTCCGTCCGTACGCCGGCGGTGAGGAGGCGGCCCCAGTCGATGCCGTACCCGTTGGCGAGGGCCTGGACGGCGATCGTCAGGCTGCCGTCGGCTGCCCGCGACGGGTCGTAGTTGATCTGCTTGCCCACCATCGACGCGGCCGGCGCGCCCAGGCTGGTGCCGCGGCAGTAGGTGAGGACCTGGTCGGCCGTGGGCAGCAGCGACAGGCGGGAGTGGGCCCGGTTCGGGTCGGGGTTGAAGTAGGCGACGTACTCCAGCGACCCGTCGCGGGCCAGGCCGACCCGCTCATACGCCGACTTGTCGATGCCGGTGGTCTCCTGGGTGCCCGTCAGGCCGCCGCCGATCCGGCCGAGGGAGCCGATGTCCCCCGAGAGGTTGTAGCCCGCCACGAAGAGGCGGTCGCCGAGTCCGGACTCTTTAGGCATTGTCTGCCTCCTCGACGGGGACGAGCGGCCCGTTGGACGGCCCGCGGTGGCGGTGGGTGGCCAGATGCTTCAGGTCCGCGTCCGGGTCGCGGCGGAGCGTCTCGTAGGCGGCGTTGGCGGCCTGCATCACCTGGGTGGGGATCTCGTGCAGGTACACGTCGTTGTGGGTCTGCACGCCGCGGCGGGAGGCGGACAGGATCGGCCGGTGCGTCTCGGCGGCGGCGAGGCTGCGGTACCAGCGGACGACGGTGCCGTCCATCACGGCCGGGGTCACCAGGACGATCACGAGTGCCTCCCGAGGAGCTGGTGGGCGATGGCGGTGGCCGCCGCGATCCACGCCTGACGCTGGGGTTCGGGCAGCTCCCGCCAGGCGGGCATGCTGTTGCCTGCGTGGTTGACCCAGTTCACGTGCTCGCCGTACGCCTCGTAACCGGCGCGGGCGAGATCACGGATCGAGTGCCTGCTCATGGCGCCTGCTCCCACACGTTGTCGACCACCACGGGAACCGTGACGTCGATGATCCGATACAGCTGGTCGCCGTCCCCCATCGGCAGATAGCCGGCCCGAGCGCCCAGCGCGACGCCGTTCGCGCCGAGCAGGTCGACGTAGGCCGCCGCACCACCCAGCTGGAAGTCAGCGGTGAACGCCTCGATGAGGGCGTCGGCGGCGGCCGTCACCTCCGGGTCGATCGCGTCCGGCGGGTCGGCCAGCATTGAGGAGTACAGGCGGACCATGAAGGAGATCCGCGCGCTCGTGGTGGCCAGCCCGGAGCGGGCCGGGATCGCCGCGATGTCCTGCACCCACACCGCAGCGGTCACGCCACGGCCGGGCGCATTGGTCGCCTCGAAGGCATTCACGCGTTCGAACCGGCCCAGCCGCATGGCGTGCGTGACGATCGCGTCAAGGATGCCCTGCACACCGATGCCGTCGGAGGGGGCAGCCAGCTCGATCGCGCCGGCCCGATAGCCCTTGAGGCTGGTGGAGTCCGTGACGGAGGCGAGGATCGCCCTCAGGCCGCCGGAGGTGTAGGTGTGGGTGAAGCTGGTGCCGCTGCCCGAGCTGGTCTGCCCGTCGCCCCAGTCGATGGCGTAGGTGGCGCCGGCGAGGCCCTCGGGGTCGGTGGCGGTGATCGTGGCGGTGACGGTCAGCCCGTCCGCGGTCAGTGACAGGCCGGTGACGGTGGGGGCGGTGCCGCCGGTGCCGCCGGTGATGGTGTAGTCGGCATCGACGGCGTAGAACGTCGAGAACGATGTGTTCGGTGCGGTGGCCGGGGTGGCGTGGAACCGGCCGTTGCCGTGGCTGCTGGACCCGGCCACGAGGACGGCGCGGGAGGCGGGGAAGCACATGCCGCCGTCGGCCGCCGTGTGCGGTGAGGTGACGAACGCGTTGTTGACGATGCCGTAGTTGCCGGACGTCTCGTAGGAGATGACGACCATCTCGCCGGGGTTGAGCGGCAGGGGCGTGCCCAGCAGGTGCGTCGACCAGCCGGGCGGCAGAGCGTCCGTCATCGTGATCGTCGCGAGCAGGTTGCCGGACATGTCCCACACGTGGCCGCGCCGGTTGGTGCGGTTGACGGCGTTGGACGGGGACCAGACGCGGATGCCGTTCAACGTCACGGCCTTGAGGGCGCAGACGACGGAGCCGAGCTCGTAGTCGTTGGCGTCGGTTGCGCCGGTCGGTGTCGCGCCGCTCCAGATGTTGCTCATTGGAGCCTGCCGATGTGGCGGGCGATGACCTGCTCGGCGATGGGCTTGGCTTTCCGGTTCAGGTGCAGGGCGACGCGACGGAAGGTGAAGTAGCCCTCGAACCGGGTGACAGGGCTGTTACGCGATCCGACACCTTCCAACCACGGACCGTATACAACCCTGTTGTCGTACAGGACGTGGGTGGAGGCGAACGCCCGGTCCCGGATCTGCGACTGGTAGAACCCGGTCGGCCGCTTGAGGACGCGGTGCAGGGTGAAGTGGATGTCGCGGAACCCCTGGTCGGCGACCGCGTCGGCGACCTCTTCGGCGATGTCGTCCAGGATCGGCATGGCGCGGCCGTCGAACAGCGGCCCGTCGACCTCGACCTCGGCGTGGATCTCCAGCATGGCTACACCGCCCGAACTCTCGCCTTGCGACCGAAGGCGGCCACCGCGTCCGCCCGCAGCTGCGCCAGCCCCCGCCCGGTCACCTCACGCTGGTTCTCGCCGCTCCCCGCCGTACGCGCGTAGCCGGCCTGCTCGCCGAGCAGCTCGATCAGCGCGAGGCCGACGGCGAGGTCCCGCACCAGCGGGGGGTAGACCTGGCGAGAGACGGCCGCGGCGTTGCTGTGGGTGGCGGCGGTGGTGCCGTACGCGCTGCGAGTCACCGTGAGCGTGCGCAGGGCGTAGATGGTGGAGCCCGAGTGCGTCGCCAGGTTGCTGCCATCCCACGCCCGCCGCACGGTGAGGCTGTTGCCGGCGATGTCGACGATCAGCATCCGCTCGCTGTCGAGGAGGATCACCTCGTCCACGTTGAACGCCGAGCCGTTGGTGACGACGACGGTGACGGCGGTGTTCGACGCGGCCAGGTCGACCTGGAGCGTCTGCCCCGTCGTGAGCATGCTCTTGCCGGTGACCAGCATCCGCTCGCTGTCGACCTTGATCAGGTCGCCGACCCCGACCGCGGAGGAGTCGCTGACGTTGATCGTGGTCGCCGTCGTGGTGGACACCGCGGCGGCCAGCGTTCCCGCCGGGGCGGTGTCATCGCCGTAGTTCCAGGTCCCGGCGATCGAGATGGCCCGCTGGTGGGTGTCACCCGAGGAGAACGCCGCGCTGGAGTCGAGGTCGATCTCCAGCCTGTTGTAGGGCGGCCCGTCGCCGGGGTAGAGGAAGTAGTCCGACGCCGGGATCGTCGTCCCGCCCGCCGTCAGCGTCGAGATGCTGATCAGCTCGTGCTGGTCCAGCCACAACCGCCACGGCCGCGCCCGCTGGCTGTTGGGCCAGTCGAACGTCTTGGTGGCCACCTCGGGATAGAACCTGCGCTTGAGGATGCCGGCGCCGCGGTTGGCGCCGCGGCCACCGTCGATGGCGTCCGAGGCGGATTCGATAGCGCGGTCGATCTGCCGGTGGGTGCGCGCGGTTTCCTTGACGTCCAGCGCTCGCTGGACGTCTTCCCGGGTGCAGTAGCAGACGCGCGTCACCGCCATGGTCAGCCCTGATCCTCACCGGGTGCCTCGGCCTGTCCAGGTCCACCCGTCGAACGGGCAGTGGAGGACCCCGTTCGGCCCTTGGGTGAGCGGCTCCCCGTCGTTTGGGCAGGCTTGCGGCGGCCGGTCCCGCTCGTCGCGGGCGAGCTCGGCTGCTTCTCGGCTGATGTCGAGGAGCTGTTCCCAGGAGATGGCTGCTCACCTTCTTCCTGCTCAACCGGGGGCAGCGCCGTACCGGCGCCGTCGGCCGGCACCTCGTGCTCGTAGCTCGCGCCGCCGTGGCGTGTGATCTTCGGCATGGTGTCCTCCTCGATACGGCCGCGGGCGTGCAGCCCGAGCACCGCGGCGGCCGACCCCTGTTCGGCCCGACGCTCGGAACCGCAGTGGGGGCAGTGGTCCACCCCCACCGCATACGCCGTCGTGCAGTCCAGACAGACCCACAGCATCAGCGCGGCCCCGCCGTCACAGCAGATCGGCCAGGGCCTCGGGAGCCCGCTGCGCGGTCAGGTCGTACACGATCGCCAGCACGCAGCCGAGCTTCCCGGCCGTGGCACCCGGGTCGGTGGAGTTCACGCTGACCCACTGGTAGCCGGCCGACAGCTGCGTGGCCGCCACCTCGATGACGGCGATGACCTGGTTTTCGCCCTCGTCGTCGCCCAGGTCGATCTCCGAGGCGGCGGTCTGGGTGTGCTTGACCCAGGTCTCGTCGTTGTCGAGGGTGGCCTCCCGCTTGGAGTACCAGCGGGTGACCACATCGAGATCCTGTGTGGTGCCGCCGGTGGCGGCGTTGTGCTGCTGCACGTCGAGGTCGACGTCCTCGCCGTTGGTGCCGGCCTGGGCGTAGTAGACGAAGGCGACGCCTTCGCCGTCGCGCAGGTGCACGCGGGTGCCGGTCTGGGCGCCGGTGGACAGGTCGACGGGCGGGATGACGCTGGCGATGTTGAAGAGCCGCCCCAACGCCTCCATGATCGTTCTCCTTTTCTGGTAGGGCCTTGGTCAGGCGGCGAGCTTGACAATCGGGCTGAGCGTCGAGCCGCCGTTCTGCGGCGTGATCGCGGACTGGAGCCACGGCCGGCCGTCGACCCGCTCGATGATGCGGAAGGCGACCTCGTCGGTCTCGAAGTACCGCTCTTCGGACTGGCGGGCCTGCATCGCCTGCCGGTCACCGATCAGGTAGAACCCGAAGTCGACGAAGCTCAGGTCGCCCGCGCTGCCGCTCGCGGGCACCTTCTCGGTGAACACGACGGGGCGGCCGAACAGGGTCATGGGCGGGGAGCCGATGGCCTGCCCGTTGTTCAGCCACAGCGCCGGGGAGGCGATGCCGTCGGTGCCGCGGGTCAGCGCCATCTTCGCCAGGCTCGGGAAGGTGTCGATGCTGGCGAGCCACACCGCCCGGGAGAGGGACTGCGGCAGCATCCGCGCGTACATGTTGACCACGTCGTCGAAGTCGACGGCGTTGCCGCCGCCGGTGCGGGCGACCTCGATGGCCGCCTGGCCCCGTAGCACGCCGAGGGGTTCGCCGACGCCGGTGCCGTTGAGGAACGCGATGTCCTCGAACCAGGCCAGCGCCTCGGGGAACAGCTGGTCGATGAGCGCCGTCAGGCTGATGAGGCTGTCGGCCAGCAGCTCGCTGGGGACCTTGGTGAACGCGGTCAGCTTCTTCGCGTCCAGGACCACGCGCGAGAAGCGGGCCTGCGACTCGGTCAGCGCGGCGCCTTCCTCGGTCCAGTAGCCGACGATGCCGCCGTGCACGGAGTTGGCGTTGCTGGTGGAGTCGATCGCCGGGAACGGCACCCGCAGGCTCTCCATGGGGATCACGCGGGCGCGCGGGCGGACCACTGCGGACTCCAGCGCGACGCGCAGCAACTCCGAGCGGAGCGTCTCGGGGATGAGGAACCCGCCGTCGGACGGCACCGTGCTGCCGAAGTTGCGCAGCTTCTCCAGCTTCTGCGCGACCTCGGGGCTGTTCTTGTCCGGGTTGGACCGCCAGATCGCGTGGAAGTACTCGCCGGAGCTGGCGAACAGGCCGTCCACGCTGGCGCCGATCGCCTTCGGGTTGTACAGGCCCTTCGCCTGGACACCCTTCGGCACCGAGGCGTAGGGGTCGGCCGCCTTGGGGCTCATGTCGAGCCGCTTGACGCCGTCGCCGTCGACGCTGCTGTCCTTGAGGAACGCGGCGAGCCCACGCTGCACCTCGGCGGCGACCTGCCGCTGCAGGACGGTGCCCTCGCCCTGAACCTTCTCGCCGTAGGCGCGGATGAACGCCTGGAGCGTCTCCGTGCTGGCCAGGACCGGCTTGTAGCGGCCGGGGTCGGCCATGAACTCGGCGAGCTCCTCGGCGTTCTTCGGGATCGGGATGTCCTTCGGCAGGACAGGAGTGGTCACGTTGCCTCCCTCAGCTGGGCGAGCAGATCGTCCGCGCTGACCTGCGCGGGGGGTTCCATCAGGTGCGCCACGAGCTCGGCCCACTCGGGGGGCTGCTCGGGGGCTTGCGTACGGCTCCCGGCGGCGGCGCGCAGCGGCTCCACGGGGGCCGTGACGTGAAGGGCAGGCGCCGGGCCGGGCTCGACGGGGGCCGAGGCCGCTACGGGGAGGAACGGCTCGCCCGACGCCGGCGCCTGGTCTGCGGGAGCCGCCGTGGGGTCGTCGGCGTGGTCGTCTTCGTCGGCGGGCAGGTGGTCGCGCAGGTGCCGCTCGATCGTGGCCCGCTCCTCATCGGTCAGGCCCTGGGTCTGCGGCAGGCGGGCGAGAGCGTTGCGGACGCCGTTGACGGACGCGGCCCCGGGCGTGCCGTCGGAGTTGACGAAGTGGTGCGGCAGCTTGCACGCGCTCTTGGGGACCTTGCCGTCCTCGACCTGGTCGCCGTCGTACCAGCCGTACATCGCCCTGGCGGTCGCCACACTCATGGGAGAGGGGAGCTTCTTCTCCTCCGCGCCCGCGTCCCACGTGCCTTCCTTGCTGGCGGTCTCGTGCGGGCCGACCGCCGTCGCCACCACGGCGGCCGGGGCCGGCGCGGGCGCGTTGCGGAACACCGACAGGTCCCAGCGGGCGGTCATCCGCCGGGTGACGTCGTCCGGGTCGTCGCTCCTCGGCGGGACGAGCAGCTCATCCGCCAGACCCGCCTCGACGGCCTCCTCGGCGGTGTACCAGGTCTCCTCCAGCATCCGCTGCCGCCACTCGGCGCGGGTGCCGCCGGCCTTGGCGGCGTAGGCGTCGGCGATGTTGTCGCTGATCTTGTCGAGGATCTCCGCCATCTTGGCCATCTCAGAAGCGGGGCCGACACAGCCGCCACTCGCGTCATGAATCATGACCATCGAGTTGGGGGCGGCGACGACCCGGTCCCCGGCGATCGCGATGACGGAGGCGATGGAGGCGGCCAGGCCCTCGATACGGACGGTCACGGTGGCGGGGTGGGCGCGCAGGGCGTTGGCTATGGCCAACCCCTGGAAGACCGCGCCCCCGGGGGAGTTGACGCGGAGCGTGATCTTGGAGGCGGTGACCTGGTTGAGCTGCTCCACGAACTCATCCGCGTAGATCCCGAACCAGCCGCCGACCTCGTCGAACAGAAGGATCTCGGCCTCATCGCTCCCGGTGTTGCGGAACTCGAACCACTGCCGCGGCTCACGCACCTGGGCCTTGAACCCCGGGGCGGCCAGGTCGGTGGGCAGGGGAATCCACGGCTTCGTCATGATCCACCCCAATGCGGAAGTATGGTGCCCCGGCAGCGGATGGTGCCCAGGCACCCGAAGTAGCCGCCGTGCGGGTAGCTCTCGCGGACTTCTTCGAGGGAGTCGAACCGCTCGCCGTCGATGTCGGCACATTGCACGCATCGGTTGCGGTCGCGGATCTCTACGGCCTCGTACCAGGTCGCGCCCTTGTCTTCTGCCTCGGCGGCTTCGAGTGTGGCGATCTTGCCCTCGTTCTCCGCTGTCCAGATGGCGCCACCGAGCTCGGTCCGCAGCGTCGCATCGGACAGGCTTTCGAGGTGATCGCGCACGCGCTGGGCGACGGTACGGCCGTCCGCGCCCGGCCGCCAGTGCCGCAGGGCTTCACGAGCGGCGGCGATCGCCAGCCCGGCCGCGAGGCTGGCGGCCACCACCGCGGCCGTGGCCGCGAGCCCGGCGGCGAGAGCGCCGGCCACCACGAGCGGGCTGATGGTGACGCCCTGCTCCTCCGCAGCCTGCACCATCCGGTCGCCGGCCGCCGTCGCTTGGGCGGCCATGGCGGCCTCCAGCAGTTCCGCTCCCCTGCTGCTGGAGGCCGCCAGTCCGGACAACCCCGCCATGTTGCCCGCATCCACCAGGGCTTGGATCTGCTGGGCGAGTTCGGCCCGCTGGTCGGCGGACACCTGCTCCCACTCCCGCAGTAGATCTTCGAGGCGGTCTTCCCAGTCTTCCCGCTCCTCCGGCTCTGGCTCGGCGGCGTTGCGGAGGCGGGCGAGCAGGTCCTCCGGCGACGTCGCGGGCGCGGGGGCGGGCGCAGGCTTCGCCGGCTCCTGCCACACGAGCGCGTCGGGCAGCTCCAGCGCCTCCTTGACCGACTCGCCGTCGTAGCCGGCGTCGACGTACAGCTTGGCCGCTGTCGCCTTGCTCGTCAGCGCGGCGGTGGCCGCCTCCTGGTCCTCGGGGACCGGGTCGTCGTAGTCGAATTCGAGGTCCTCGGCGGTGGGTCCGAAGAGGGGGAGGAACTCGTGGTTGAGCGCCTGCCTGATCGCCTCCAGGCGGGGCTTGATCAGCCAGCGGGCGAACATGACCTCGGCGGCTTCCATGTTCGCGCGGTTGGCGTCGTCGACGGTGCCGAGCATCGGCTTGGGGAAGCCGAACGCCTCGCGGATCACCTCGCGGCTGATCTCGCGCAGCTCGGTGAACTGCATGTCCCGCTGGCTGTAGCGGCGGTCCTTCCAGACCAGGCCGCCCTCCAGGATGGCGACGCGGTGGGCAGCGGCGACGCCGCGGTGTTGCTCTTCCCACCGATCCCTGAGCTGGTCGAAGTCGGTGTCGGTGAGGTTGCCGGGCGCCTCGATGATCCCCGAGGGCAGCGCGCTGTTGAGGAAGAAGTTGCGGTTCCACTCCGCCGAATACTTCGTCGCGTCGAGGTCGGCCAGGATCGCCTGCACCGGCCCCATGCCGCGGTAGATGTCCAGCGGGTTCGGCATCCGCAGCTGGATGACCTCATCCAGCTTGAGCGGGACTTTCTCGCCGTCCGGCGAGATGTAGATGTAGCCGGCCAGGAACTCGGTGGGGTGGGGTACCGGGTGCATGCGGTCGGGGCGGACCGGCCACAGCTCCAGCGGGATGGACCGCACGCGGGGGTTACGAGCGACGACCCACCAGGCCTCGCCGACCAAGTCTCTGTGCTGCTGAAATGTCTCGACGAACTCGGCGCACGGCATGAAGGGGTTCGGCTTGCGCCAGATGTCCAGGGCCAGGTGGCTGGTGACCTGGGTCCGGTCCTCGGACTTGCCGGAGGGGGCCTTGCGCCACAGGTGCCAGCCGATCTGGCTGGTGGCGTTCGACAGGCGGTGGACGATCGCGAACAGCGTCCCCACGCTGCCCATGGCGGCCATCTGCGCCTCGCGGTCGGACCGCATCGCCACGGCCTGGCCGAGCCTGCCGAACCGCGAGGTGTACGGCACAGGCGACTTGTTCCGCACGCTACGGACGAGGGTGCCGAGGGGGCTCCTCATCGGCGGTCACCGCCGGACAGCGCCTCCAGTACGAGGAGGCTGATGCCGGCGGCGGCGAGGCCGGCGGCGATGTGGAGGGTCCAGGCGGCGGCGGTGAGCAGGCCGAATCCGGCGGTTGAGAGGGTGAGGGTGCGGATGGTGTGCCAGCGGGGGAGGCGGCGGGCGAGCCAGCGGGCGGCGCGGACGGTGTAGGGGGTGCGCGGGGGGCGGGGTCGGCTGGTGGTGGCGCGCTCGGCCCGGAACGCGTCGAAGACGGCGGTCACGGACGGGTCCGGTGTGGCCAGAGCGTTGCCATACCGCTGATGGTACGCCTGGCGGGAAGATTTCCGGTAGATGGGCCGTCAGGCGGGAAGATTTGTCGTCTGGCGTGGTCGGGGGTGTGGCCGCGCCGTACGGCGGAGCCGCCCCGGGTCAGCTTGTGGGATGAGGGTATTCCCGCAACTTACCAGCCGGTAGGCGTGTCCGGCTCGATGGACGGCACTCACCGGCCGAGGGTACGGATCCGCGGCCGGGAACCCAGATCCCGATGCGCGACCGCGTACCGCAGCGCGTCCATCCCGTGATCGTTCTCCTTCAGCGGCTCTTCCTTCAACGCCCCTCCCGGCTTGATCGCCCACACGTAGCCGGGAAACTCCTCCTCCGTGCACGTCGGCAGCTTCGCCTCCACGAGATCGGCGTCCCGCTCGGCCAGCGCGCCGCGCACGATGAACAGGCGGGGCCGCCCGTCCGGCTGCACCTTCAGCCGGGACTGGACCGCCTGGATGCCGTCGCTCACGGTCTTCTTCGCCGCGGTGGTGGAGATGCCGAGATGCCGCTCCAGGGTCGCCCGGTCCTCGGCGTCGTGGTCGCAGACGACGGCGCGAGGGCGCGGCTCCAGCCACCGGCCGCCCGGGGCCACCAGGCGCAGGATGTCCTTGGCGTGGTCCTCCACCAGCCTGCGCGTGCGGTAGATCTCCCGCACGAGGTACAGCCGGCCGTCCGGGTCCTCACGGTAGTCCTGCCAACAGAAAGGGTTGGTGAACCCGAAGTCGACCGACCACCAGCGGCTCCAGTCCTCCGGCACCGGGAACGGGTCGACGATGTGCACATCCGGCGTGAAGTTCTCGTAGATCACGCCCTCGGCGGCGGCCCAGATGCCGTCCCGGAGGCGGAGCCGCCGCACGCCGGTGAGCGCGTCGAGCTTGGCCATGTAGTCCCGGCCAGCGTCGGTCAGCGTGCCGTCGGCGTTGACGTAGGCGGGGTTGTCGGCGTGCCGCGAGTAGAGCATGACCATCGCGCCCCGGTCGGCGCGCTGCTTGAGGAAATGCGTCGGATGGGCCGGATTACAGGCCGCGACGATCTGCTTGTAGGTCGGGGCCGTACCCCGCAGACGGGAGATCAGAGTCTCCAGCGCGGTCTCGCTGATCTCGGTGGCTTCGTCGATGGAGATCCGGTCGAACTCGGAGCTGAGGAATTTTTCCGGCCGGTCGAGCCCGCCGACGAGGATCGTGGAGCCGTTGGCGTAGCGGTAGGCGGCGGGCTGGCGGGCCGACCCGCCGAACCACCGCACGAGGCCGGCGGCGAGCGCCTGGGCGGCGACGGCCCGTTCGAAGGTGACCAGGGTGGTGCCGGTGAGGGAGGCGTGGGTCTGGCGCACGAGCAGGGCACGTAGGCCGGGTACGGCCAGGCAGCTCAGGTGCAGCTTGAACAGCATCGCCAGGCTCTTACCGGTTCCGGCGGGACCTGCGATCAGGACCTCGGAGGCTCTGCACTCCAGGAGTTGCTTGGCCGCGCCGCGCGGCTCATACCGGATGACGGCGCCGGTCATTGAAGCTGGCTCAGGTCCACGCCGACGATCTCGTACCGGACGCCGCCGTCCACCTCGACCTGCTGCTTGACCGGCGTGTCCAGGCCGAACAGTTTCGCCCGCCGCTCCTCGATGGCCAGGATCGTCTTGATCGCCATCAGCGTCGGCCCGTCGTCCTCGACCGGTTGCCCGTCGAGCCGCACGACCTGGCCGTTGGAGACGGTGATGTGCCGCCGCTGGAGCACCTCATGCGCCTTGCGCAGCAGCTCATCCAGCCGCTCGGCCTGCTCGGCCCGGTACTCGGCGACCTGCTGGGCGGGGATCTCGCGCAGGGTCTGCCAGTAGATCTGATGGGCCCGCTGCCGGGTGACGCCGAGCTGTTCGCCGATCTCCTCGAAGGTCTGGCCTTGGCGTCGGAGGCGCATGACCTCGGCTTTTTGCCGCTGGGTTTCCTCTTTGCGTTGTGGTGAGGTGCCCATTGTCAAGAGCTCCTTACGTCAAGTGACCGGGTCATGGGATGACCTCGATGAGGTCGGTGGTGATCCAGCAGGCGAGGCCTGCGGCGACGAGGTTGATGCGTCCGCCTACGCCGAGGGTGGCCAGGCCGAAGCAGACGAGGCCGGCGATGAGGAGGATCAGGGTGATGATGCGCATGGCTGCTCCCTGGGTTCGGTGTGGGAGCGGCTTCCCTGATCATTCCCTCTCCTCGGGGTTTATGCCCTCGCGGAGGGCTGCCCGCAGTTCGCATGCTGCATGGTTGTAGGCGCTCCACCAGCGGCTTCCGTGGCTTTCGGCGTCTCTCCAGGCGAGGTTGCGTTCGATGATGGCCTGGATGTCTGCGCGTAGCTGGGTGTTCTCGGCTCGGAGCCGTTCCAGTTCTTCGTCTCGTACGGCGACGAGGGCGTCCAGGACGCGGTCTCGGTCTTCGTCTCTTCGCGGGTGCCAGCGTGCGTCCAGAAGCGCTTCGGCGTACCGCTGGCGGAGGTCGTCAGCCACGGCCGGCCTGCCTTTCACACTCGTCGTCGCAGTAGTCCTTGCCACCCGGACGTGCCAGCCTCGCCGGAAGGTCGGCCGGGATGGAGCGGCGAGCCTCCTCCGCCGTCTTGCCCGCAGCCATGAGCGCCGAGCAGTGGTCGCACACGATCGTCACCTCAACCGACATCGGTCCTCTTCTCGGGTAGGGCGGCACGGAGGCGGCCACGTGCGGCGGGGTCGTTGATTCCGCCGAGTCTGCTGGCGATGACCTGTTCAGGGCTGGGTTTGGCCATGGTGGTGATCACCTTTTTCGAGGTCGACGATGCGGAGCGGTGCGAGGGCGGGGTCGTGTTCGACGTGGCCGGTGGGTGTGGTCCACGCGTACCGGGCCGGGCTGATCCTGCGGTGGCCGTCTCGGACGATGCGGAAGCAGCAGCCGCAGGCGCCTTCGGGGACCGGGGGGATGTCGATGGTCACGGTGAGGGGGCCGTACCGGTGGATGCTGCTCATTGCCACTCCTGCGGGTCTATGCCGGCGATCCACGCGCCGAGGCGGTGCCGGGCGTGGTGGATGGCCGCGTGGATGCGCCGGCGGAGCCGCTGGCGCCAGGGGGTTGGGGTGGGGGTGCGGGTGTCGGGGATGAGGCCGAGGTCCATGGCGTCGTCGGCGGGGATCGGGACGTGGACGATCATCTTGTGGGCGGTGAGGTGCCGCCGCTTCCAGGCTTCTTCGAGTTCGCGGGCTTGGGCGTCGGTGAGTGGTTCGATGATCTGGGGTGGTCCTTCGCCTTCGCGGGGTTCGGGCCAGGTGAAGCGGAACGGCATGTCAGGTGTCATGGGGCTTCTCCGATCTGGCGGGCGAGCTTGGCGGCGCGGTCCATGGCGGCCTTGTAGTGGTACGCCTTGGCCTTCTCGCCTGCCGTGTCGATCGCTTCAGCGATCTGCTGGGCGGTCTCTCTCCGTATGTGGGCGGCAAGAAGGGGGTAGGCAGCCTCGACGATCTTCCCTACGTCGTATTCGCTGATGTACTGCCACAACACGGGGTGCGCTTTGACCCGCTCCCAGGCGGCTTCGATGGCTTTCGCTGGGATGTCAGGCATGGTGGGGGCCTTTCTCGATGCCGAGTTCATGTTCGAGTTCGGCGATGCGCTGGGCCTGGGCGGCGTGTTCGGCGCGGAGTTGCTTGTCCGTCTTGGGGAGGCGGCCGTTGACGAGCGCGCCGAGGAGGATGACGGGCCACATGCCGCCGACGAGGAAGCCGAGCATGCGGGCGGCGATCTGGTCGCCGAGGTCGGGTTGGTCGTGGGGTGTGTCGTTGAGGAGGAGGTGGGCGGCTTTGCGGGCGGTGATGACCCAGCCGGTGGCGTAGAGGGCGAGGATGATCCATGTGGTCAAAGGAGGGTCTCCTGTTGGTCGTGGCCGGTGCAGTCGGGGCAGAGGCGTTGGGCCTGGTCGGGTGGGATGGTCTGCCAGAGTTCGGCGGGGTTGGTGAGGTCGAGGCCGCACAGGGTGGTGTCGCCGTCGGCGATGTGCTCCACGGTGTAGAGGCGGCGGGCCGGGGCGACGTAGCGGACGCTCACGGGCTGCCTGCCGGGATCAGCGCTCGGGCCTGGTCGGTCATCTGCTCCAGCTCGCGGACGGCGTCGGGTCCTTCGGCTTCGGCCTGAGCGTGGAGGATCGGGAGGCCGGATTCGATGGAGGCGAGGACTTCGGCGCGGGTGGCTGGCCGACCCTCGGCGTACCAGAGGGTTTCTACAGGCTGGCCGACCTGGAAGAGGATCCCGCCCTGGGCGCGGAAGGGCTTGTAGGAGCGGGTGATCCAGATGAGGGTGACGCCGGGGTTGCGGCGAATCATCGTCCCGGCCGGGTCGCCGGTCTCGGCGGGCAGGTGCCGGTCGCGGCGCGTCATGGCTGGGGTGGTGAGGAACGGGCACGCCTGGGCGGCGTAGACGGCGCAGTCGCGGTGCGAGGGCGGCTCGGCCGAGACGCGGTTGATGGCGCACATCGGGCCGATGACGAACGCCTTCCACGAGCCGAGCGTGCCCCCGCACAGCCAGCACAGGCCGCACCGGACCGCGTCGGCGATCTTCCCAGGGCCGATGACGCGGAAGTCGGGCTGGCCGTCGATCCAGGCGACGAACCACGGCACGGGACGGCCGTGCTTGTCGCGCGGCAGGTGGGCCATGCGGGCGGGGACGGGCGGGCGAAGGTCAGCCACGGCGGCCCCCGAGGAGTTCGCCCAGGAGTTGCCAGACGGTGATGCCGAACCCGACGCCGCGGGCGGTTTCGCGGACGCGTACGCGGGGCTGTGGTGGTCTGTGAGGCTCGTGTGGGGGTGGGGGTGGGGGTGGGTCTGGGGTTGGGTTGGGGGCTTGCGTGGCCCGTGGGGGCTCCTGGGGGGCTCCTGGGGCCTTCCCAGCCGCGAGGGTGTCGCAGACGCGGCAGACCGGCGTGGTGATCTCAGCCGGGAGGACCTGCCAGCCGTCGCCGACCGGCTGGCCGCAGAGGGTCTGCTCGTGGGTGGTGCCGGTGTCGGGGTCGGTGTGGAGCGCTCCGAGGTGGAGGCGGTGGGCGATCGCCCACCGTTGGCCGGGGGCGTGGATGAGGGTGGGGATCATGCGACCCTCTGCGCGGCGATCTCGGCGGCCAGCTGCTCGCGGTCCGCGCGTGTGAGGTAGGCGGTGACCGCGGCGCCGTTGCCGTGGTGGCCTCCGTCGTGGTGGACCGTCACCAGCTCGTGGTCGCCGGGCCCACGGTCACGCCGGAGTGCCTCGGTGAGGGCCCATTCGGCGGTGTCGTGACTCACGTAGGTGACGCTGGTGGACCCGGGGCCGGTGGTGCCTCCGTCTGTGCAGAGGGTCAGCCGGTGCAGGTCGGTGACGCGCAGGTCATCAGACACGGGATCTCCTTTGGATTCGGATTCGGGTCTTGCGGCAGGTGGTGCACTGCTGGGTGATCACCAGGCCGATCTGTTCGACCGTGGCCCAGCGGTGCCGAAGGTGGATCATGGCGGTGTTCGCCACCTCCCGAGCAGCAGCCGGACCAGCAAAAGCGCCGGCCATGCCAGGCCCAGCAGGAAGGCCCCGGTGATGGTGCTGGCCCAGGTCCATACGGTGAGCAGCCCGCCGTCCAGCCCGGGGTTGCGGCGCGCGATGGCGGCCCCACAGCGCGCCGTACACCATGACCGAGGCGGGCCGCTGGTCTGGTTCGGGCCAGAGTGGTGGCTGGGTCATGGCGGGTCGCGTTCCTCGAGGAGATGGCGGGCGAGCTCGACGCCGCGGGAGGCGGAGGCCCGTACCGCCTCGGGGTCGACGTGGCGGGCTATGCGGTGGTGCGGGGGGATCAGCTCACGCGGCGTGGCGTGCCCGTCGACCATGAGCCGCACCAGGCCGACGAGGGCCTGTTCCCAGGTCATGCCGACCGTGTGGGCGGCGGCGAGGGCGGCCCTGACGTCGGGTTCGGGCCAGTCGGGGCGTACGGCGAGGGCGAGGGCGATCAGGACGTCGGTGGCGCGGTGGACGGGCGCGCCGGGGTGGGGCTGCTGTCGGGCCTGGCGGCGGCAGTCGGGGCACATGCCGGGGTTGGCCAGGCCGTGCGGGCAGGCGTTCATGGTCATGTCACCGCCTCGGGATCTTCGGTGCCGCGTAGTACGGCGCGGGGGACGCCGTTGATCTCGACCCAGTCGGCGAGGCCGGCGGCGACGAGACGACCTTCGTGGGGCTGGTCGAGGAGGCGGCCGGAGGCGGTGCGGCAGCCTTCGTAGGGCATGGCGCGGCAGGTGTCCCAGGGGCAGGGAACGCGCATCGCGGCTTGCCGGTGGGGGGCTCGGTAGGGGCCACGGGCCTGGTCGTAGACGCTGCTGGGGGCCGCGCCACGGCCGATGGCGAGGGCCTGGCCGACGGCGTGCCCGTCGGCGATGTCCTTGATCGCGGCGCGTAGCGCCTGCTGATAGGCGCGGGGGTCAGCGGCCAGTTCGGGCGCGGGCTCGGGGATGGGCCGGGCGGCCAGGCGCAGCTCGCGGGCGCGGCGGACGAGGGTCCGCACATCGGCGGGCATGATCCAGTCGCGGCTCTCGCGGTAGTGCTGGATCACCGCGGCGCGGGCCTCGTCGAGGGTGATGTCGTCGAGGGCTTGGGCCCAGGCGATGGCGTCGGCCTCGCCGACGGTGCGCCGGTCGTAGGCGGCGCACACGCCGAGCAGGACGGCCGCTTCCGGTGGCGTCATGGGATGGCTCCTTGGGCGTGTTGGGCTTCGCGTTGGGCGAGGCGGTTGGCGACGTCGAGGGCTTCGGCGACGCGTTGGTCGGTGGTGGACCGGGTGGGGCCTGGTCCGTGCCGGTCTCGGCTCGGCACGGCGTTCATGACCTCGTTGACGACGCTGGACAGCGTGGAGGGGTGCAGACCCTTGGCCGCCCAGGCGGCCAGGCCGCGGCGGAGGTCGGCGGGGTCGATGCCTTCGTCGAGCATGGCTTTCAGGTGCTTGCCGACCTGGGCGATGACGTCGCCGGGGGGCTTTTTCGGGACGTGGTCGATCCACTCGCCGATGAGGGTCTGGGCGGTGATCTCGCCGGCGGGGGGCGCGTCGCGCGGCGGCGGAGCCGCGCCCGCCGGGGGCGGAACGGCAAGGGGTTCCGGGGAAAGGGGAACCACTACTTGCTCACCGTAACTACTCCCCTTTCCCCTGGGCTCGCTCGGATGCTGGTCGGAAGGGGTTGGCGAAGGGGTTCGGGAACCCTTATCACCTGCGGAAACGCCGCTCGTGCCTCGCTGCTCCTGGTCTGGGGTCCCAGGTTGCTGGTGATGGGGTTGCGTGGCCGGATCGGGGTTCTGCCCGACGGTCTCCGGAAGGGGGTCGAAAGGGGGTGTCGAAGGGGTTGGCGAACCCCTTCCGGAAGGGGTAGCCGAAGGGGTAAAGCTGTCCCTTCCCGCGAACTCGGCAAGATCGGAAAGAAGGTCTTCATAGACCCTGCGCAGATCACCCTTCAGCTCCCCAGCCGGGAGACGACGCAGCTCCTCTACCAGCACCGCCTTGATGCCCGGCGAGGACACGGCGCGGATCTGCTCGGCAGCCGCCTTGAAGACGTTGGGCTGGGCATACACCTTGTCCCGGCGGATCAAGGACCGCACCAGCAACTCCTCGGTGTCGTCGTCGATGACGACGAATCGCCGCTCGGCCAGCACCTCCAGGTCGGCACGGACCTGGTCGACGGTCAGGCCGGCGGCACCTTTGGACCAGCGGCGCTCGCGCAACGCGATGACGCCGCAGTGCTGAAGGTCCTGCTGCGAGATGAGGAACATGAACATCCTCTGCGGCCTGGGAGGGAGCGCGAGGAAGTCAGCGTCCGTCCAGATGCATGCGAAAAGCCGGGCATGGCTGCGTGCCACTTACTGCTCCAAGCGCTTGAAGGGATTGGTCTACTCGCGGAGCTGGCTCTGTCTTCGGTGTCCCATCGGTCCCTCCTGTCGCTTGAGTGGAGCTGCGAGATCCATCATATGCCAACGCCATGTGTGGCATTGGCCTACATGCCAAGTTGCGCGTGTGCCATCATGGTGGTAGGCCAACCCGTGAGACCATGAAGGGATGTCCGACCCGATGGGCGAAGTCGTCGCAGCGCGTAAGGCGTACGAACAGGCCCAGGAAGAGGCCCGCGCACTGGTCGAGCGTGCTCGCCTCAACCTCGGCCGCGCGATCGCCGATGCCCGCCGGCAGAACGTGTCGCAGGACGCGATCGCCAAGGAGCTGAAGCTGACTCGCGAACAGGTGCGCCGCTTCCAACGCGAGTACGAAAGCCGAGCAGGCGAGCAGGCGTGACGAGGAGCCCCCACCACCCGTAGGGGCTCCTCCGCATTCCAGGTCGCGCACGTCCCTCCCGCTCCGCCGCCTAGTCGCTCCCACCCGGCGGGGCCTGTCTTCGCAGCCACTCCTCCCCCCGCCGGCGCGTGACGGCGCTGGGACGGCCGGCCCGCAGCCGCTCCCGCTGCGTGTTGCTGATGTCGGCCTGGACCTCGACCTCCCACCAGAGCAGGCCGAGCTGGCGGCGGCGGGCGTCGACGGCGGCGTACAGCTCCAGAGGGGTCAACGGGCACCTCCCATGACGGGCTTCGGGCCGCGCCTCGGGGCACGTCTGGGGGTGGCGGGTGTCGCCCTCCCACACCGCGAGGGCGCAGCAGTACGGCGGCGTCGGGCGGGTCATGGCGCACCGACCGGGATGACGTCGGCCGCGCGGAGCGTGTCCAGCCACGCCATGTCCTCATAGCCGGGCTTGCGCTGCTCCCAGGCGATGTAGACGACGTCCTCCCCGCGCATCTGGCCGAGGCCGACGATGCGCCCGTAGCGGGGGCCGCGCGGGCCGGAGTCGAGGACCCGCTGGCCGACCGTGCGGGGGATCATGGCCGGTCTCCGATCAGGCCGGTCAGCATCTCGTTCCGGGCCCGCAGGGCGGCGTTCTCCGCCTCTACCTTGCCCAGCTGCTTGCACGCCTCATCCCGGTCGGCGCAGGCGTTCTCCAGCGCCAGCGCGGCGGTGCCCAGCTGCCAGCGCAGCCGCCGGATGACGGCCTGCTGGTGGCGGCCGTGCGCCCACCACCACAGGCCCTCCAAGGCGACCAGGGCGACCAGGCCGGCGATGAGGATGAGGGTGTTCATCAGCCGACACCCGCCTCTCGGATCTCGGCGAAGCACGGCTTACACCAGACCGCGAGCCCATCCAGATTGGCGTCGTTGCGGTAGTAGTCCCGCCTCAGGCGGACATGCCGGCAGCGCGGGCACCGCTTGCCACGCTCGCCGGCCTTTCCCGGGGCGACACGGTCCAGCACGTCCCTGGCGAGCTCGCACTCCTCCTCGGGGATGCCGAGCATGTCCAGCAGATCGTCAGGCGCCTCATCCCGAAGCAGGCACGTCAGGGCCGCCTTGACCCGCGCACGCCGGGCGGCCCGCTTGTATGCCTCGTCGGTGGGGATGTAGGTGAGGACCTTCTCCCGCTCCTCGTCGCGGTGCGAGAGCCCCCACGGGGACACCTTGGCCTTGTGGGGGCGACGGCGCGTGTGTGCCGCGCCGTCGATCTGCGGAGTGGCCATCACGGCTCCTTCGCGGGGTTGAGCTCGGTGAGCGCCTGCCGGACGGCGGGGGCCTGGGCGTCAGCTGACTCCTGGGTGGCGGCCACGATCAGGGCGGCGGGCTGGCCGTCGCGCTCCCAGGCGGCGACGCCGTACCCGGCCGCGGTCAACGTGGCGGCGTAGTGGCCGAGGTGCTGGGCGATCGCGGACCGTACGGCCTGGCCGGGCATGGCCTGCCACATCCCGCCCACCTCGCACACCACCAGGAGGTGGTCGCCGGAGTCGACGGGGCGGTGCATCCGGTAGCCGAAGTCGTCCTCCCCGGCGGGCCGGTGGCCGGCCTGGTCGAGGGCCGCGGCGACCTGGTCGCGCAGTGCCGTGAACGGGATCGCCCGGGTGGGGATCACGCCCAGCTTTTCCAGCGTCTCGATGATCACGCTGGTGGCGGTGTGTGCCTCGGCAGGCGAGAGCCGGATCAGCCAGGCGTCGCCGTCGCGGTGGTGCGTTGGGCCGCGGTCGGTATCGGGCACGGTGAACCGGATGACGGTGCGGTTGCGGAGCTCGGCGGCCAGCCGCCGATGCAGGCCCTCGCGGGAGGGGGTGTCCATCAGCGCTCCCCGGCCAGCCGGGCGCTGGCGAGCGCCTGGGGGAACGCGGCCGGCGGCGTGTCGCCGGCCGCGTCGGCGGCCTCGTCGCTGGTAGATGGTCATGTTTCCTCCTGGGAGCGGATGGATGGTGGAGCGGGGTCGAGAGGGGTGCTGGCCGCTGAGTCCCGAACTCCGGCCAGCACCCCTGGCCCGCACGGCGCGGCACCCTCAATGCACGCCGGCGGGCAGCCTGTTACGGGTCGCGGGCGGGCAGGTCCAGATGCCAGTTGAAGGCGGCCAGCCAGCGGATCAGCGACGGCGCCGTCGGCGGCCTGTTCCCGCTCTCCCACTCGCAGATCTGGGACTGCCTGAGGCCGGACGCCGCGGCGACCTCCCGCTGCAACAGGCCTTGGGCCTTCCGCTCGCTGACCAGGAGGGCGGTGAGGTCTGGCAGCGAGGTGACGGCCATGGGCCCGTAGTGGGTGCGCAGGATGAGCTGCCGGTCCAGGGCGTGGGCCCAGGCGATCAGGTGCTGTGCCCGGGGTGCGCTGACGTGGCGTTCCCAGGCCGACAGGGCGGCCCCGGAGACCCCCATCCGGTCGGCTACTTCGCGGAGGCGCAGGCGGCGGCGGTGGCGCTCGATGTAGAGCTGTTCGACCATGGCGGCGACGGTGGCGGTGTCAGCCATGGCTGCCCCCGGTACGGCTCGCGCGGCGCCGAGCGCGCCGAGTTCGGCGGCCGGGCCGGCGGATGTGGAGCCGGCCGCAGGCGCATTCATACGGCTCGCCGTCGCGTGGGTAGGGCTCGTGGCCCGGTTCTGGCGCCTGGAGTTCGGCGTGCGTGGCGTAGCCGGGCAGCAGCGGGTGCGGGCAGTCCAGCACGAACGTCCACTCCTCGCCGGGCCACAGCTGGTCGTGCAGCTCGGCCAGGTGCACGTCGGTCCAGTCCTCCTGCTGCGGCCAGGTTTCGGGGTGCCAGCCGGGCATGAAGACGGGGTAGTCCAGGCCCTCGGCCAGGCGGCGTCCCGACGGGTGGCGGTGGCGTGCCCCGCGCCGGGCGGTGCGGCGGCGGATCAGCACGCCGGCCCCGGCCGCGGCCAGCACGCCCAGGACGGCGCCGTTGATCAGGAGGAGGGCCATGGTCTGATCGGTCATGGTCAGCTCCAGGAGACGGTGCCGGGCATGTGGGTGTCCCAGCGGCTGGTGTGTACGGCCCGGCCGGGGTGGTGGCGGTGACGCCCGCGGTGGTGGCCGCGGCGGCGGAGCCGGGTCCACCAGCGGCGCAGGCCGCTCACGGCCCCGCCTCCTCGTCGCGGTTGCCGATGTCGGCGGTGCTGCTGTCGGGGCTGTCGGGGTTGCAGGTGGGTCCCCAGGCGTGGGTCAGGCCCTTCTCCTCGCGCCAGACGGGGTTGCCGCACCACACGCAGTAGCCGGCGGGCGGGTCGTTGTTGGGGTGTTGCGGGGGCGGCGGCGCCCACATGCCGGTCTGCGGCATGTACGGCTCGGGGCGGGCGGTCTCGGTGTGGCCGAGCCGCTGCCGATACCGGGTGATGGTCGCGTCCAGCTCGGCGCCGAGCGTGTCCTGGGCGTCGATCTCGGCCGCGAGGGCGGCGTCCCTGCGCTCGTACTCCTGGCGGAGGGCGTCACGCTGGCCTTGGTAGCTGGCACGCCGGTCGGCCACGGCCTGCCGCTCCTTCACCGCCTGCTCCAGCAGGCCACGCATGATCTGAGCGGCGTCCTCGGTCAGCGGCGCCGGCGTCATCTCCGAGGTGTAGGGGTGGCTCATGCCGTTCTCTCCAGGTGCAGCTGGCCGGTCAGCTCCGGCAGCACGTCGGCGGTGGTCATGTCGTCGGTGGTGAGCAGCGGCACGACCAGGTCGTAGGCGGCGTCGATCCGGTCGGCGTAGCCGGTGGCGTTGTCGGCCTTGGTGCGCGCCTGGCGGCGGGCGGCCTCCCAGTCCCTTTTGGTCATCACGGCCTGGGCGGCGAACCGGCCGGGCGAGATCTCCAGAACGAGCGGCAGACCGGGCAGCAGCACGAGCTGGGCGGAGTCGAGGCCGGCCATGTCGGCGGCGGCCCGCTTGGTCATCCAGGCGCGAAGCGCTTTGCCGATGTACTCGTCGTAGACGGCATAGACGTGATCGGGGTAGTCGCGGGCGGACTGGAGCCGGATCTGCTGGACGGCCTGCTCTTCGGTGATCTCCTCGTTGAGGATCCGCGCGCCGAAGGCGGCGATCTCCTCCTTGAGCCAGAGGGGAGTTTTCAATGGTGTCTCCGTAGGGGTGCGACGGCCGCCAACGGCCGTTCAGGTTCGGCGTTCATCTCGGTGTCGGGGTCCGAGGTCGGGGTGGGGGTCTCACCGGCGGTTTGAACGCCGCTCTTGAACGGCAGTTCGGTGACCTTCGCGCCCACCTCGCCCCAACGGGTGAGATCGCCGTGAACGGTGCCGACCGACACCCCCAGGTACTCGGCGATCTGCCGAATGGACAGACCCCGCTCCCGCAGACCCGCCACTCGCACCATCCGCCGGTCCCGCTCGGGCCTCTCGTCCTCGCACTGCCGTACCCGGCGGCGGATCTCGCGAGCGAGTACACCGCGGACCCAGTCCATGTCGCGCACCAGCACCAGGTCGGTCAACCGGTCGTAGACGTCCAGCTCATCGCGTCGGCCGGCCTCGATCAGGTAACGCTCGCGAAGCAGCTCGTTCTGGATCTCCAGGAGGAGCTCGCGGCGCCGGTTGATGTACGGACGCTTGGTCACGCGGTCCCTCCCGCGAGGCGCCGCTCGATCTCGGTCTGTGTGATCAGCGCGACGGCCAGCTCGTCAGCCGTGTCGGCGCCTACCGTCATGTCCAGCCCGGCTCGGCGTTCGGCGTTGGACAGGTCGCGCACCAGGCGGCTGGCGTAGCAGCGGGGCCTGTCGCCGTGGCTGGCGGTGCTGACCCAGATGGACCAGGTGTCCTTGTAGGTCTCTTGGAGGTCGGCGAGAGGCTTGGGGAGGGTCTGGCCCGGTTTAGGGTGGATCATGAGTGCTCCTGAGTGGTGCATGGTGCTGGTGGGACTGGTCAGGCCCACGGGCGGTCCCCCGATAGGTCCGCCCGTGGGCGGCGGTCAGAAGGGCGGCTCGGTGGAGATCGGCTGCCACGGGGTGGCGTAGACGGTGCGGCCCCACAACTGCTCCCCGTCGGCGAGCTGCCTGCCGGTGTCGACCCGCATGGGCGGGGCGTCCGGCCCCGGTACGGCGCCGTCGCGGGTGATCGTGTACTCCCACCGCTCGCCGGCGCGTAGCCGCTCCAGCTCGGCGCGGGCCTGGCGCAGCTCGATGATCAGCTGGGGTACGGCGTTCAGGATGAGGGCCGTGCGGAACGCCGCGCCGTCCGTGCTGGGGTCGGTCACGGTGGTGTGCCAGGCGGTCTCGATCTCCTCCAGGTCGATCGGCTCCTCGGGCTCGGGCTCGCCTTCGAGGGGCTCCTCGAAGTCCTCGCGGGTCCAGATCTGGCCGTTCTCGTCTTCGATGATCACTTGGTCCTCCAGGTCAGGGACAGGTGCAGGGGCAGCTGGAGTCGCCGATGCTGTCGGTCGGGCACTGCGAGTTCGGGCCGCCGCACCCGCCGAAGGGGCAGCAGAAGCAGTCCTCGCAGCCGCCCCGGTCGTCGAGGTCGCCCAGGAGCTCCTGCTCCAGCTCCTCGGCGAGGGCCTCGTCCCCCACCATCCGGTCGGTGTACTGGTCGCTCATCAGGTCCTCCTGGCCGAAGCCGGGTCGGTGCGGGCGAGGAATGTCTCGACCACCTCGCGCGGGAACCGCGCGTGCCCGCCGAGGGTGCGCAGGCAGCGCAGGCGGCCGGTCTTGGCCCAGTGGGAGACCGTCTTGGGGCTCACACGGAAGATCCGCGCGACCTCGCCGACGGTGAGCAGGTCGGGCGTGCCGGGCGGCAACTGGTACGGCTCATGCATCGCCGCTGACCCGCACCTTCAGGTGGATGGCCACCTGGCCCGGCTCGTCGCGGCGCGGGAACGCCTTGGACTGGCTGACCACGACGCCGGCGAACGCGGCGCGGGCGATGTAGGCGGTCACGTCGTCGGGGGCGCCGACGACGCGGACGCGGACGACACCGGCCGGCGGGACCGGGGGCGTGGGCTGGCCGCTGTAGCGGCCCCGGGTGGTCACTGGTCCTCCAGCGGCTTGCCGGTCCGGGCGGAGACGGCGACCTTGCCGGGCGTGCGCAGCCGGTAGTAGCGGACCGTCATCGCGCCTCACCGCCGCTCGCGGGCGCGGCGCCGGTGGCCGACTTAGCGTCGGTGGCCGGCTTGGCTTCCTTCCACCGGCGGCGGATCAGGTCGCCGAGGCTGGTCGCGTCGCCGTGCTCGTCGATGACCGCCGCGCCGAGCAGGCCACGCTCCTTCACCTCGCCCGCGAGCGCGGCCAGGTCCTCGCGGGTGGCGTAGGGGTCCACGGCCATGTCGCGGTAGTGCTTGGCGTCGGGGGCGGGCGTGCCGTCGCTGAGCCAGTCGAGGATCTCCTGGGCCAGGTCCGCGCCCGGCTTGGGGATGACCCGGCCGGAGATCTTCGGCGCCCGCGACTTGGTGACGATCAGCGTGTTCTCGTGGTCGAGGTCGCCGACGATGTCGAACTCGTACTCGATGCCCTCGCGCTGCTCGGGCTTCAGGCCGACCTTGCGCGGCACTTTCTTGCCGCGGTGGTCTTCCTCGATCACGTAGTCGGTCTTGGACCGCATGGTGACGATGACGTGGCCCGGGTAGGAGACCAGGGCGTCGATCATCGCCCGCTCCATCGGGCGGGCTTCCTTCCAGCCGCCGAAGGAGTTGCCGTTGTAGCCGCGCCGGGAGGCGGCGTCGACCTGCTCCAGCATGCCGCCGGTGCCCGACCAGAAGTGGGACAGCGAGTCCACCACGACCACGTCGTGGCCCTGCGCGCCGGCGGCGGCGAGGGCCTGGACCAGCGTGGTGGGCTCGAAGCTCTGGAGGTTGAGCCGGGAGAAGGAGAACAAGTCGGAGTACTTCGAGGCGCTGCCGCGCTCGGTGTCGATGACGGCGACCTTGCTGCCGAGCGTGGTGGCCAGGGCGAGCGCGGTGTAGGTCTTGCCGGACCCCGACGGCCCCGTGAGGGCGACGCGGGCCTTGGCCTCTTCCTTAGTGGCTGGGGTGAAGACGAAGTTCATGACACGCCTCCGTCCTGCTGGGCGGCGGCGAGCAGCGCGGGCGGGATGACCCACTCGGTGATCTCGCGCTGCTCTCCCTGCGCGGTGTAGACGGCGATCGTGCGCTTCTCGCACACGCGGTCGGCCCTCAGGTAGAGCTCCACCCCGTAGCCGTGGATGCGGCCCTGGATACGGAGCGCGTAGACGCCGGTTTCCATGTGGAGGAGGGGCGGCTCTTCCATGGCGGCGATGTAGAGCAGCGCATGGGCGACCGCGTCCTCGGTGTCCACGAAGATCAGCTCTTCGCCGCTGCGGCTGCCGTGGTACGGCATCGGCAGGTCGGGGTGGGCCTCCAGCAGGTCGGCCACGGCGCGCAGGCCCTGGATGTAGGCGGTACGGTTGCTCACTGTCCACCGCCTTCACGCAGGTACAGCGTCGAGGTGGCCTGGTGCAGCCGGTCCAGGTTGCGGGTCAGCACGGCGGCGTACCCACGTGCGTCGGTCAGCGCGACCTCCGCGTCGGCCCGCCGGGCGGCCGGGTCGTCGCTGTCGTCGGCCAGCCGCCCGGACTCGGCCCACTCCCGCAGGCGGGTCTCGATCTGGCGGAGCAGCTGGGGCAGGCCGGCGGTTCCCTCGCGCAGGCTGCCGACGAGGGTGTAGACGGTGGAGGGGTGGGGCAGGGCGTCGGGGTGCATGGTGGCGTGGTTGAGGACGCGGACGGCCTCGGCCATGCCGTCGGCGACCTGGCGGGTGTAGTCCGCGCTGGGCGGGTGGTGCGGGTCCAGGTGCAGGTCCATCACGGCTCCACCTCGCCTGCGGGCAGCGTCGCGACCCAGTCGGCGAACCGGTGGCACGGCACGGTCTCGTGCGGGGCGACCGTGAGCACGCCGCCGCCGAGGCGGGGGTCGCCGTCCATCGGCACCCACCGGATCTCGACCACGCCGGGGGTGCTCGCGTCGACCTCGGTGACGCATCCGACCCCGTCGCCCAAGGCGAGCAGGTGCCGGGGCTTGATCGCGGTGGCGTCGATCTCGATGACGGGAAGCGTGATCATTGGGTCGTCGCCTCCTGCGAGGTGGCCAGGGCGATGAGGGTCGCCCGGTCGGTGGCGTCCAGCCGGTCGACGTGGGCGACGATCTCGACCGGGCGGCCGTGGCGGGTGCCGGTCACGCTGATCCGGCCGAACGTGACGAATCCCTGGTGGTAGCCCCACGCCCAGCGGCTGTTGTCGAGGAGCCCCGCCCATGTGTGGAGGGCGTCGGCCACGTCGGTCCAGGTGGCGCCGCGCGGCAGGTGGCCGGCCAGGGTGCCGGTCTCGCCGATGACCCACTGGCGGCAGGGGGCCTGCCGGGCAGCGGGCTCGCCGAGGAGGTCGGCGAGGTAGGCGGCGGCGTGCTGCGCGCCCAGGCCCGGGATGGGGGCGTTCACCGGGTCACCGCCTGGCCGTACTCGGCGGCCTGCGCGGTACGGCGCGCCTGCTCGATGAGCTCGTCGGCCTCCGCGAACACAGCCCGGATGTCGGGGTCCCAGCACTCCTCGCGCACCAGGTCCATCGCGGTGGCCGGGTCGACGCCGTAGGCGGCGGCGAGCATGGCGACCTTCACCTGCGAGACCGCGTGCTGACCACCGGAGTCGAGGCGGTACTCGGCGGCGTAGCCGGCCAGGGCGGCCATCACCGTGGCGATGGGCGGGCAGACGCGGCAGCGCCACAGCCGCCAGGGGCCGGTGTCCTCGTAGGTGACGGTGCCGGCGAGATCGACCACGGCGTCGTCGGCGAAGAGGGTGTTGCAGCGGATGCAGGCGCGGGCTTCGAGGTGGGCGACGGAGACGAGGTCACGCGGGAACGTCTGCGCCGTCTGGGTGGTGTTCGGTGCGATGATGGTCATGAGGCTTCGCGCCCTTTCTTTGTGTGTTGGGTCGGGTGCGGGGTCGGCGGGCTCTGGCCGATGCGGCGGCTGGGGCCCGCAGTCATGCCAGGAGGCGTGCGGGGCCGCTCCTACTCGGTGGCGTTCTCGTAGGTCTCGCGGAACCACTCCAGGGCCTTGGAGCGGCGGATCATGAGGCGCTGGCCTCGCGGGAAGAAGTCCGGCCCTTTGCCCTTCGCGCGCAGGTCACGCAGGGTCTTCACGGGGATGTTGAGGAGCTTGGCGACCTCGTTGAAGTACAGGTAGGGGTCGTCGAGCTCGACGGCGGGGCTGGCCATGGGGTCGTCCTCCGGATCATCGTTGTCCGAATCCTCGGACACGGCGGGGCTGATGAAAAGAGCCTTGGCAGGCACGCCCAGCTCCGAGGCGATGGCGTCGGCCACGGCGGGGCGGCACGTCCGCTGTCCCCTCATGAGCAGGCTGATGAACTGCTTGGACACGCCCACCTGCTCGGCCAGGGTCTTGCCGTTGTGGCCGGCGGCGGTGATGGCGGCGCGGAGCTTGCCTGGTCGTGGGAGCAGTAGGGCGCGTGCCATGTGCTGGATTCCTCACAGTTCCGTTGTCCGATAGCCCGAACAGTACCGAGCGGGGATGACCCGTGTCTAGTGTTGCTGGGTAGATTCTTTTGGAGCTCCCGGCACATACTTACCGGCCGGTTCTGGTTTACTCGCCTTTACTAGTTGACCGGCTTACCGAGCGGGTAGAACTGAGGCGGCCGTTGACGCACCCGACGGCCCCCGACGAAAGAAGGGCACATGCCGACGAGTGGTGGGACTCACGGCAAGACGGACCAGCTCAGCGCATTCGTGCGCACCTATCTGGCCGAGCATGACGAGAGCGAACGAGCGCTGGCGCGCCGGGCCGTGGACCCGATGACAGGGCTCACCCTCCAGCACACCTGGATCAACTCCCTCGCCCACGGCACCATGTCCCGCGCGCCGGAACTGTGGCGGCTGCGCGCTCTGGCGGCCGGCATGAACGTCCCGGTTCAGATGCTGGCGGAGCTGGCCGCGGCTCAATGGCTGGGCGTGGAGGTCGCGGAATTTTCGGTTGGCGGAGGCAGGGACTGGGTGGCCGTGTCGGTTCCCGAGGGATTGTCACCGGAAGAGCGTGCCCGTTTTATCCGCATGGTGGAGGACATAGCACGGCATATGACGAAATAACGGACTGCGACCTTTCGAATACGCAGGTAACAACCTGATTTCCGTTCGCGAACGGCGACAACAAAATACGGACACGTGTGGTCACACTCGGCAGCCTAGGCAACATCCGCCCAGAGAGGCCCGCATGACCCCGTCGCTCCACATCCACCTCGCCGCCCCCGCCGACCTCCTGGCCAGCCGCGTGAACACCCGGTGGTCGAATGGGCAGCTCACCATGTACATCGACCGGACCGGCGTCGACCCGGCCGTCATCCAGCCGCTTCGCGACGTCGGCGAGAAGACCCTGGCGGACCTCGTCCCCCAGATCGACCCGCGGCGCCCGCCGGTCGTGCGCTACTTCCTGGAGCGTGGCATTCCGGGATCGCGTCTGGTGCAGATCGAATTCACGCCGTACCAGGCGGACGTCTACCTCCAGCGCGGACTGCTCCCCCAGGACCTGGCCGACGAACTCGCCGCGCACTCCACTTTCCTGCTGAGCAGAATTCACAATTTGTAGCAGGCCGGAATTCGTTCTGTTCGAGGAGGCCACCATGGCTGGGCACGTCGCCAAACGGTGCAACTGCCGCGACGACAACGGCAGGAAACTCGGCAAGAAATGCCCCCTGCTGGCCAAACGCAGCCACGGCACCTGGTGGGTCCGCTACGAGCTGCCCGCCGGCCCCGACGGCACACGCCGGCGTCCCTGGGCGGGGCCCTACCCGAACGAGACGATCGCCAAGAAGGAACTGACCAGGCTCCTGGCGGAGGCCGAGTCGGGGGCGCCGGTGCCGGACCGGCAGCTCACCGTCCGCCAGTTCCTCCGCGACGTGTGGCTGCCGAGCAAGAAACGGCTCAAGCCGAGCACGCTGCAGTCCTACACCGAGGTCGTCGACCTGTACGCCGACCCGGGCCTGGGCCACCTACGGCTGGCCGACCTGCGCGAGACCCACCTGCACGATCTGTATGAGGCGATAGCGCAGATCAACAACCTGCCCAAGGGGGCCAAGCCGAGCGAGCTGCTGCGCCGGCTGCTGGCCGTCCGGGCGACGGCCGAGTGGCGCGACGGGCGGAACGGCGGGCTGCACTCCTCCCGGCCGATCTCCCCCGCCCGGATCCACCTGGTCCACCGGGTGCTGTCCTCGGCGCTGTCCTACGCCTACCGCACGCGCCGCATCGGCCACGACCCGTCCAAGCACGCCGAACCGCCCCGCGTCGTGCGGCCCAAGCCGATGGTGTGGACCGCCGAGCGGGTGGCCCGCTGGCGGCGCACCGGCGAGGTGCCCGGCCCGGTGATGGTGTGGACCCCGGCCCAGGCCGGGGAGTTCCTCGACTACTGCGAGGAGACGAGCGAGCGGCTGTATCCGCTGTTCCACCTGGTGGCCACCCGCGGGCTGCGCCGCGGCGACATCCAGCGCATGCAGTGGCCCGACCTCGACCTGGAGGCCGGGACGCTGGAGGTGGTGCAGACCGCCGAGGCCGGGCCGAAGACGGAGGCCGGTGTGCGCACCATCGCGCTCGGCGCCGAGAACGTGCGGCTGCTGAAGGCGTGGCGGGCCCAGCAGGCACGCGAGCGGCTGCGTGCCGGCGAGGCGTGGGTGGAGTCGGAGGCGGTGTTCACGCGCCGCAACGGCGAGCCCTTGCGGGAGGAGTTCGCCAGCCAGCGGTTCGAGATCCTCGTGCGGCGGTGCGGGCTGCCGCCGATCCGGTTCCACGATCTGCGGCACAGCGCGGCGACGATGATGCTCGCCGCCGGCGTCGACATGGAGTACATCTCCGAGACGCTCGGCCACGCGCGGCACAGCTTCACGGCGGACACCTACACGAGCGTGCTTCCGGATGTGGCGCAGGAGGCGGCGAACGCGACGATCGCGATCATCCCCCGGCGGGGCCGGAAGAGCGCCGGCTGACGCGATGGTCTGGCAATGGTCTACCAGGCCGGTTTACGATCACTGCCAGACCCCGCGCGCCCTGAGGGATTCGAACCCCCGACCGTCGGATTAGAAGTC